ATTTTGGCGTGATTTTCTTGATCAAGAAATTCGGCTAGTCTGAGAAATCATAATCAGGTCCAAACACAGGACACTGCAACACACCCACTTCTGTATTCGCCAACCTTTCTGCCCGGCGCGCTTCAATCAACTTTTGTGCCACATAACAAGCAGCGTCCTTATCTTCAAAAATAGACTTCCCGGGTCCTATACAACGCTGCCATCCCACCGCCCAATGGACATATTCCTGGACTACATAGGAACCGTCTGCCATGGCCATGACTCTGTATCCTGCGCGCGCTTTGTCACTACAGCCTTTTACGCCGGCTATACAAAAACATAAAAGAACGGTGCCAAGAAAAGCCGCCGCAATCCAAGAAAAACTTCTCCTGCTATCTTTCACGCGCCTGTCTACCATGAGTTGGGTCCCTCCTGACTTTTCCGTGACCGGCCACATTTATGACAGATAGCCCATGTGACAGGCCACCAAGTTCCACACTTTTTACAGAGCCATCCAGACGTATCCGCTGCTTGCAACATAATCTCCAGGTTGCACTCATCCTCGAATGAATAAATATCTCCATTGCTGGCCCGCGCAGCATCTTCCCTGTCGTCCAGAAACCTGCGCCTAAACTCATCCGCACAGTGCTGGGCTGCATATACGGTGTCGTGAAGATTGCTGTACTTGATAGGCAACTCGCTCATGTACTGCCGCATGAGCACAAAGATGCAGTATTCAAGCTCACCTTTTGTTTTCATAATCGGCATCTTGTTAAGTACATCACGAAACTTTGGCCTGTCTTTAGGATCAATGTAAGGCATGTTAGTCCTCCTTTTTTGTTTTTCGTTTTTCGGTTATGGTGTCACAAATTATGCCAACAGCTATAACACCACACATAGACACAACTATAATCGCAAGTAGAAGTCCTGGTCCTATGTCCACATTAGTCCTCCTTTTGCGGCACCCAGGGGATATTGTCTTCCACGTGTATCTGACTTATGGTTATAGAAGCGTTCTTGCTAAGCTGTGGCACTCGAATCAAATGTTGATACGTTTCAAAAAGAACTTTGTCCGGGCAGCGATTTCCAAACTGATTCGTGTGAGACAGCAACCACCGCACAATAAACTGGCGACTGACATCATCCCAGGCAGTGAGTGCGTGAGACTGGCCCGGCTCCAGATCAGCCATCATCACCGCGACAGGCGCGCCGTTTGGAGACCATTCCGAGGTTGGATTGACCCAGAAGATGGTCCCCACCATGGCATACTGGGAGTCATTACGAAGCGTGATCTCATACCCAAACGCTTCGTTGACCGTGATGACGCCCCATAGCAACAGAGTGGAAGCGATGAGCCACTTCAATGCGCTTGTGTGTTTCCAAAATTTGTCCATGAATCCCTCCTTTAAGGTGCCTTAAAAAGTACCTCTCCTGTTACGCTATCCACAACTTGTACCCAATCCCCCTGCCCTTCATCCAGAAGGTTCAAGGATTTCTGTAATGCGTTATCTTTGTTGTCGAAGGTGGTGTACAAGTCGTCCCAGCCCCCAAGAGGATAATATTCCCATCCCGCAAAGAGTAAATAACGCTTCATAAGATTCTCCTATATTTTTCATATGCTGCTAGGACCTTGTTTTTGAAGTCAATTACACCGGATTCGTCATTGAAATAAAAGGAGATCTCACGGACCCCAGCCTCTCCATAAACATGGACGGCATCTTTTTCAACCCTTATACGGCCTATTGGAGTTCCACCATATTTATCGCCACACCACACATTTATCTCAGCTTGCATTACTTTTCCTCCTTTCTCGGCGTCCACCTGACCTGCTCTTTTTTGTTGCTCTTTTTTGTCGCTTCTTTGAACCCATCCGCTATGATGTCCGCAGCCACGCCTTTACTCAAAAGGAACTTCTTGAGTATATCCTTCTTGAATGACGTGGAGCCCTCGGGATTCGCCGGGATAAACGCAAGCTGGCCGGCATTGGACGGGAATTCCTTCACGCCAGTGGACTGTGCGATTGCTGAAAGAATTGTGTTAGCCTGCTCCTCTAGCTGTGCGGCCTGCTCCTTTAGTTCATTGGCAGCGACACGCAGTTTTGTGCATTCAATGATTTGGTCCTTCCATGGTGTAAGGACCTCATTAGTCGTGATGCTTTCATCGAGAATAATGTCAATCATGTTGTCTCCTCCTATTATTGTTTGGTTTCACTACCCGGCACAGCCATTGCGGCTTTCGGGTGCCAGGAGTCAAAGTAATAACCTTCAGGCAGCGGATAGGCTTCAGTAAAGGCTACTTCATACACGCCTAGACCGCCACTCTGCACCTCTTCGTCTGTTACTAAATCTCCGCGCACAGATACTATGATTTCTCGCCCATCTGTGAAGCGCACAGTCATCACACGGTAAGTGCTACAAACCTCCTCTATATTGCTTTTTGGCATTTAGTCCTCCTTCAGAAGCTCGTCAGCGTCATCGATATTTTTAATACCTAACAACAGCAGACGGCGTCGCAAAGCTTTTGTCTCCGGTGTATCCAACGTAGCGCCTGCTTCTCCATCAAACTCATCCTCTACTTCATCCACCAGATTGCCAAAAGCATCCCACAGATCTTGTAATGCTTCAAATAGTTCCTGTTCTTTTGTATTCTTTTTTGGCATCTTGGTATTCCCTCCTTTTACCTAGCGCTCGAAGTGTCGTCGCAAAATAAATTTTTTGTTCCAGGATATCCGTCCCCACCACAGCAAGCACCCGTTGCGGATGAGTAACAGTCTCATACTTCCTATCCTGGATAGAGTGGTCCCCGTAGACTTGCTTACGAATCCTTTTTGCTTGTATTCCACGCATTGAGTTGTGCCTCCATTTTCTTTAGTGGTTTGCGAAATGGACAGTCCTGACATATCTTGGCCTCCCGCGCGCGCTGTCGTTTACAGTTCTTGTAAAAGGCAGACTTGGTATCGATGTCACTTGTGTACAGCTTCATAGTTTGCCCTCCAACAATTGCTCCTTGAACCATTCGGGAAAGCCCTTGGTTAAAGAGGACATAATGTGTTTCTGGTACTCCTTCCACAAACGCGCCTTGACATTATCCAGCTCTTCCGCAATAAAATCCAACTGGATCTCTTTGATAAGCGGGCCAATGTCTTTGGGCTCTCCCAGGAATGTGCCGTCCTCCTTCAAATGTTGTATGGCTTTGCGCCAACGCGCCTCAGTACGGAAAGACGCGAAATACTCATCCAGGGTCTGCTTGTGGGACTTGCTGCCATAGGCCTTGTTCCCCGCCCTCTCTTTGAACCGCTCAGAAACGTATTTCCCCACGAGATAAGGATAATAAACAGCATCTCCTATCATGGCATCATGGGCATAATTCTTTATGACCACTCCTTCGATGGTGGTACCGCCAAGCATAGAGTCTATTGTCAGGTAGTCCCTCACCGCATGGGGCTCGATCACACCTTCATCCAGAAGCGCCACAACATCCATGCCTAATGTGTCAGCCCACCACTCTATGAGCTTATAAGGCAGCATCTCTTTAGATCGAATATCCATAACACCAAACAACGCCACGTGTCCTTTTGGCACGCGGTCATAAGCCAAGACATTGTGCTTTGGTTTGGCTAGGGTCTCTCCAAAGTATGCGAAGTCCGGGTCAAGAAGATGCTCTACAGTCTTCACATGCTCCACGGCGGGGCGAAACATGGAATCCGGCAGGTCCACCACGAGGTTAGTACGGCGGGTCCTGCACACTAGCTCCCCGGCAGGCTTGCCGAATGAGAATTGGGACCCGTCGATCTTCTCAGTTACTTCTACCGGACCATCAAAGAGCTTGGCAATGGTCCGGTGCCCTATGGCCAGGACTTTAGGATACTTGGGTATGCCCATCATCTTTTCTCCTCTCATTAATGACACGCCATATTGTAGGCCTGCTGGTTCCTATCCTCTCCGCAATGCGGTGCATTTTCACGCCTGCTTTGTAAAGCTTCCAGGCCTGTTCCTTTTGCCACTCTGTGAGCCGTTTATAGTACACTGTGGCCCCAGGTATTGTTTGTCAAACTCTTAGCAGTACCGTGAGACACACCACCAATCTCTGGTTCTTCCAGATCCCAATACTCGGCATCAATGCGCTGCCTGAGGTCCGCCGCACACGCTTCCAACACTTCATCCACAGGAATCCTGTACACACTGCGCGGACACTCGGCACAAGCACTCATCACAGCCACGTCATTTATGTCGAGGTCTTCCAGGTCCAGGCCCTCGTAGAAATGTTTAAAATATGTCTTCATAGCACGGTATTGCATATTCTTGCAGGCGCCTGCTGACAATCTAGCGTGAAGCTTTTCACACCTATACAATGGAATATCGAAGTCCATGGCTCCTCCTATATCTCGTAAATAGAAACGCCGTCCTTGGTGATCTTGCGCCTGTCACTTGAAGCTGTCAATGTGAAGGTCTTTCCTTGGGCGGCCAGCTTCTCACGCAACATGTCAAGATACTCCTGGGTATCACCCTCAAAGGACTCCCCGCTCTTGTCTACCTTTAACACCCATGCCCCCATAACATCTTTAGGCGGATCTGGTATAGAATTAAAACTACCAGAGATGGGGGCCTGTTTTGTGTTGCCTCTCTTTTTCTTCTTTCCAGTGCTTCTTGAGCCCGACATAGACATCCCTCCATGATAGAAACCAGATTTTCTTCATCATCTTGCTGGCCCGGTTATACTCATCCCGCAAACCCACACTCTCCCCACAACCAGCAAGGTCCAGGATACACATCTCATCACAAATGTCCAGCCATGGGTAATCCTGCTCGGACCAGAACGCCCAGGTGCGCGGGAGATATTTACCAGCAGCCCGTGCAATAGGGTGTGTGTGTGAGATTGGTGAATAAACAATGTACCCTTCCAGCATAAGATAAGCTGCGGCCATGTTGACCAGATTGAATCTCAAATCTTCCCACCATTTGTCATTGTCAAGCATAGACGAGTAAGGGCAGGCGAGATAGATTCGCTTGCGATTACAGGCTTTCATGGTTTATACCTCCTCTTTGGGCGTGACGTAAGCCAACTCATTAAATAAAATTTCTATCATCACACCAAATCCAGGGTCCACAGTGAAGGAGTGATACACAGCACTTTCTGGATCTGTTATTCCTGGGAGTTCATTAACGCTGAGAACATACCCACACCGCCCTTTGAAATCACAAATGTGATCACCTTTGTTGACAGTGTATGTCTCTCCTTCCTTGTTTGTGACCTTAATGGTCCAATTGTCTTTCATACAACACCTCCTATGTAAGTTTCAAAATTCTTGCTTGATAATAAATAGGCTGCTCCCCAGGCTTATACATTTTAGGAAGCTTGCCATGTTTTTTGAACATGTGATCTGTGCGATACGGCCCACCGACACAAGCAAAATCTGCGCGGGTGCCCCGCTGCCAGTCTTTCATCCAAGGACTATCTTTCATCAAGTTTTCCTCCTTACTTGTTTCAACACCTCGACACCTTGTATCCCGGTGACATCAGGCATTTCTTTCAGCGCTGTCTTTACAGCATTCTGTAACATTTCCATGTACTCCTTAGTCACACGCGGACCCATTTCGTGAGCATGCACATACGCCACTATTTTGTACGTTGAATGCGTTTGGGAACCCATTCTTGGTGCCATTGGTAACAAATCCTTATAGAAGGTTTTGGAAGCTCCAGGATCATGTATTGTGTGTAACCACTACACGGTATTGTAGGAGCTTGATAAGTTAAGTCTATGAACCAGAGCCTTTGCAGCACGTGAAGCCCTCCTTGTTGATTGCACGCGGACAGTTCTCAATAGTACAAATGCCCGTGGGGTTGTCCGGGTGATCGCACAACTCGGAGAATTCCCCGCGCCGGATGGTGTTGACCACCTTCCAGTATTTGCACTCATCAGAACAGGCGTGGATGGTCCAGCGCTCTTGCACTACATTTCCCCCTTGACAGTATCCATCCAGCTCATCCACACGTCTCCCTCTTCGGGCTCCCCGGCCACGCGATTCACGAACAATGCTACCTGCTTGTCGCGGCGGACTATAACAGCCCTTCTAGCTTCAAGCATTTGAATGCGCTTCTGTTCAAGCATGAGGTATAACTCATAAGGGATCGTGCCGTATTGAGTGTCAATTGCTTCATGTGGAGAGCTAAACCGCAGGTACTCAGTCATTAATATTTTGTCATCTTGCGTGTATTCTGAAGTGCTCATGAATCCCTCCTACTTGGAACTATTGCATGCGGGATACAAGATATGCTTCCAGCATCCCACCTGAAGCGTACAAAGAAACAGCATAGGTAGATACTCAGCCGTGCTTCAAGCTCTACATGATCCTCTCTCCACTCACGCACTACATCCGGGGCGAATGCTACAACAAAACCTCGGAAACGGTAGTAGTCAGCCTCATCCTTGAAATCAAAGCCCACATCCATATAAAAGCGTGTGCCTGTTTCTAACTTGAATGATAAAAGTCTTTTGATCCACATTAATTGTCCTCCTTTAGGCGCCGTCTTTTGGTTTGCGTGCCTTCCAGGCGCTTCCCTTCTGGTTGCGGTACTTGGAAGCCTGCCGAGGCGTCCGCTCAACACGAGCCTTTTCACAGGCCTCTTTGAATGCCGGATCTTTCTTGGAAAACTCTGCATTGGTGATTCGACTTGTAGTGGTTCGATCTGTATCCATGATTTATACCCTCCTGCTATTAATCAGTATAGCGCGAGAAGTGTTCAATGTCAAGAAAAAAGTGCATGCAGCTAAAAAAAACTTGCGCATGAATCCTTAAAACCCTGCAAGATATTTTGCGTACAAATCCGGCCTTTCTTCCTCAACGAGCTCCTCAAGCGCCTCAATGAGCTCCGGCACGTTTTCCATGGGGACTTCGATCATGGCACGGCCCACGTTTCCCCGGCTGTTGAGATATCTCAAAGCAATGAGACTATCATCATAAGCCGATAGGAATAATCCAATATTCTTGGTGAAGCCGTTTCGGCCAAAAGCCTCCACCGTTCTCTCGAATCTAATCTCTTTCATTGTCTTTGTCCTCCTCCATTATTACAAGATCCTCATGAGTAGCTATGATCTCAGGATACTTGCCACTCACCACCACGAGGGGGCGGTCCTTAAGACGCAATTCTTGAATAAGGGCCGTGTTGGAATTGACCTGGCATTGTAGCTCGTGGTAGCTGAGAGCAAAGAATCCAGTGGCCAGGAGGACTGCCCCCGATAAGCAGGCTATGATACCGGCTTTAATCATCTCCTTCGAAAGCCTCCATAGTGTGGTGGTCCAATTTAAATCCGCATTCTTCACATTCAACATAGGACCACCAATCAGTCTCACCCACAAACTCATCTTTTACGTCTGTGATGTCAAAGGTCCCATCTTCCTGGAGGTCAACGTAGTATTCCACAGTGTCATGAGTATTACCTGTGACGAACCATTCTTCTTTCCCACATTTTGGGCACTTCATAATCATTTCCTCCCTTATTTAATTTTCATAGCTTTCTTAGCAATGACAATGAAATTCAGTGGTGCAGCATAAGCATCAGCAGCATGAGCATCAGCAGCAGTATAAGCAGCAGCAGCATAAGCAGCAGCAGCAGCAGCAGCATGAGCAGCATGAGCAGCAGCAGCAGCACTCTTTTTTGAACGATCTTTTCCAGACAACCAATTTTCTGCCCATACTTTAAATGACTTCTCTTCATATACCTCTAATACACACAAAATCCCGAATGCAACTTTTTGTGCCAGTGTGACTTCAGGCAAAGGTATGCGCTTAATGGTAAGCGCCTTAACACAACCCACCTTCAATCCACGATCATCCTTTACCACTTCTCCTTTACCTTCCCACAAGTGTGCGGTTTCCAAGTCAAAATTACCCTGAATGGGATTTAGCAAAACAGCCAGCAATGGGTGAGTATACCAATGAGTAAATCCGTCTCCACATAAGTTGCCTATGCCACTCGTTTCTACGGTGACGTTTTCTCCCCATTGACAGCCGCCGTAAGTCTGGTCATTCTTGTCCGTTAACTTGTATAGTTTCATGCTTAACGCCTCCTTCTCTGTTTTTTATCCAGCATGTCAGCCTTCCCCGGAGCCACCATCATCAGAGGCAGCATCCCAGGCTCAATCTCCCGGTCCCCACATGCCTGGCACTGATCTACATCATGATAGTGCATCCAGTGGCACCGGGCACAAAACCATCCTTTAGCGAATCTTGATTTGCTCATGAATCCCTCCTAGCCATAGATTAAAGTCAATAGGCCACTGACCACTACAAAGCCTATCATGGCCCATGCGAACAAAACATAACCACGTAATTTGTTGCTCATGAAGCCCTCCTTAATTCGCAATCAGTTTAAGGTTATCCCAATGCCGGTTAATCACATCAACCGCGCCACTGCCACACACTGGATCATCGGTTCCGAAGCCGATAGATTCCAGGTCCTCCACGAGATTAGACACGGTGACAATGACAGCCTCTAACGCTTTATTTATTACCAGTTCTTTGGTTTCTTTCTCTTTGCTCATGAATCCCTCCTACATTAAAGTTTTGATTGCTTGAATTGCAAATTCCTCATTGGGGAAAAAGGCCTCGCTCCGTTTGTTCGTATCTTCTCTATACCAGTAAAGCCTCTCACCTTCATCGCACAGCCATACCTTGCTATTCACGCACAGATCTGGCAAGAGGATATAAGGTCCCTGGTATACGTCAAACGGCTTCAGCACTCCACTCACAGCTTTTGCTGCTGCTGCATGGAGCCAATAGCGATCCCCATTTGAGTCTACGCCTTCCTGGTTGATCCAACACATTTCGCCGGTCATTTGGTCCTCCTTTCTACCTAAAGTTTTCTACATAAAGATTGCATCCACAAAGTCAGTGGTAAACATTACACAATGCTGCTGCCCATTGACCTTGAGCAATTTAGCCACCGCATACGCCCTGGATTCAAGGTGTGTTTGCCGCAGTGTATTCAACGGCCACAGTTCAATTACTTCCAGGACTACGCTCTCTTCGGCCATGCCTTTCCAATTGCCAGTGGTCCTGTAAACCGTGAAGCTATGGTAGAACTCCTCCATAGTCTGTTCGTAGGTCACAGGGTCCACACATTCACCGTACTTATCAGTGAGCCCACAATAAAACCTGACACGTCTGTGTTTGTCTTGCATGCCTAGTCCCCCTCAAAGCTTAGAAAACTCAGCCCTGGCCGCCACGGTCCCGGCCGTTTTGTACAGCCTCAACGTGGAGGCGGCCATTTTCTTGATCCCTAGCCTGTGTTTGGCATAGGCTGTGTGGTATTTCTTCAGTATCCTTCTGGCTGTCTTATCTTTCCTTATTGGTCCTCCTCTTCTTCATTTTCATATTCCCTCATGAGACACTCCCAACAATCAGGATCACGATAAGGATCTGAGGCGTCTCCCAGGTCAGCGCCGCATACGCAACAAGTTAATCGTCCATTGACTTCTGGCATGTTAGCGGTCCTCCTTGGGAATTCTCGGCTTTCGGTGCGGTCTTTGGCCCGTGCGGACCTCTCGCGCTGTTGACATGGAATTGCCTCTAGCCTCTTGCTCAGCCCTGAAGCACTGGAAGCATTTTGTGGCTGTGGGCTTTTCCTCCACGAGGCGCCTCTTGATCGGCCTGCCGCATACTACACAGCGCCTGTCTCCCATCTCATTGAACGGATACGATTTCTTCATTGTGTCCTCCTTCAGTTTATTTGAGCTTTGGTGCCCTCCAAACCCTCATTTGTTGAGAGCTTGGAGGGGACCAAGGCCCCCTGCGGTTTTATCCCTTTTCCCGCCTTATACGCTCTTTGTAGTCATTCACGGCAGCGAAGAAGTCCCTAAAATAATGCCCCAGATACGCATTGCCATTCTTGTCTGTGAGCCAGGTCACATACTCCTTGCTGTCCGATCCCGGCCAGTTTTTATGCCAATAGCCCAACGTAACTTCGCAGTCATGATCCACTTCAGTGGAGTGGATCACCCATGCTCCATTCTTCAGTATTTTCATTGCTGCCCTCCTCTCAAAATTTTTTGGTGCAAAAGATTTTTGGTCTCTACCCTATGCGTTTTCTCAAAAAGTATCGATTTCGCGCTTCCGCAGTGATTTCAGACACATGAACCGCAGCCCCAAAATCTGAATGGCCATTCATTTTTAAATTATTTTTTCAAGTCCAATGATTCCAGACATTTGCAGCACAAAAAAAAATGAGCTCAACCTCTTGACAAGATTCCGGCACAGTTCTTGCGGAATGCCGAGGAGCCTGTGTTCGTGTGCACGTGTGTTCATGTGTTCATGTGTTCATGTGCACGTGTGCACGATTGCACGTGTGTCCGTGTGCTCATCCACTACTGTCCATTATTTAGTGTCCATTTCCCGATCCTCCCTTTATAAACACTATATATACGTGTGCCGATAGGTCTGTGTTGGTGTGCTCATGTGTCCGTGTGTCCTCGTGCTGGTGTGTCGCTGTGCACGTGTGCACGTGTATAAGGAGATACTGTCTAACAACACTATTGACAAAAGACTTGACATTGAACAGTACTCTTGCTATACTAGAACTAGCAATGTAACTCCATAACAATGTAACCATGTAACCATGTATCAATGTAACTCCATGCAAAAATGCAATGTCTAGTATTGCAGAAATGCAATGGTGGGTAATAATTACCCAGTTGAGTACCGGAATAACGCGAGGATGTAACTTGTGGAGATCACACATACAACATCTAGTGCTATATCGCTGCGATATATACCACATATACTGGTGGACAAAATGGACAGTAGAACCGATAATCACAATAGAGACGCCTTGTTGTCTTCTCTTTTCTCCGGGCTGGGAGGTCGGTGCAACTACTGGCCTCCCATTTTATTTAGGGATACCAGCATGTTAGCGTCCAGTGTGTTGTGATTGACACACCAAGTACTGTAGTATAGTATAGACGCCCAAGCACTGAGCACTGTGTAAGTACTTACTACATGTGTGTAAATAATTATCTATCTATACTAGGGGTGCTCTTCACTTCCGTGAAGCGGAAGGGGGGGGGTAGGGTAGGGGTGGAAGGCAAGAGGGGGCACGTGTCGCGTAAAGAGTCCCTCCAGCATATTTGAATAACCCCTGTAGCAGCGATTAGACAGTATATAATAGGCCCCTCGATAGTTTTTAGAGTCCCAGTTTCAAATTTCACCAGGGGAATTTTTAGAGTCCCACTATAATAGTAGGAGTTAGGATTTATGGCTACATCAGCCGGCCTTACACAATCTGAGATGAAAGAAATCTTCCTGATCGCCCTGGAAGCCAAAAACGGCAATATTACGCACGCTTGCCAGGCTGTCGGCATTGTTAGGCAGACCTATTATAACTGGCTCCAGCTCGACGAGGACTTTGACGCCAAGGTCCAGGCCATGAAGATCCAGAAGGTAGAGGAGCTGGTTGACGAGTCCCAAGACGTTATTCGTGAGCATGTAGTGTTGCGCAGGGATAGACAAGCAGCTCAATTCGTTCTCAAGCACAAGGGCGGCTACAACGAGAAAATCAACGTCCAGATCAATAATGGCCAGGCTTTCAGGGGCCTTGAGTATCCGGACGAGCCCGAAACCACGGAGGACTGGGAAAAGCTCCGGGACGAGCAGATGGGGGCTAAAAAAGATGACTAATTTGCTGCTATGGACATTGGCCAGCGTCCAAATGTCTCTCCAGATTATCGATTCTCTTCTCACCACCGAGATTCTCGCGAGGGGCGGCCGAGAACTGAATCCTTTATTAAGGGCTCTGGGTAATAAGTGGATCCCTGTGAAATTCGCCTTCAGCGCGGCCGTGACTGCGTTTTTTGTGTATCTAAAGACAACTATCGGGCTAGGAATTATTGATGCCGCTATGGCCGGCGTAGTAATTTGGAACCTGTGGCAGTTAAAAAAGCGGTAAAAAACACCGGCATTTATAGATATTTGCCGACGAATTTGTACCATGGCATACAATATATTGTACCCAGGAGTACAAAGTGACACAAAATGTAGCTAAGAAGAAAAAGAAATTACCCACGTACTGGGGACCCCAGCCAGGCCCCCAAATGGCCGCGGCCACAGCCCCGATAGATGAGCTATTCTTCGGGGGGACGCGTGGGGGCGGCAAATCCGACTGTGCTATCGGCCGGCAGGTTAGAGGCGCTGTCAAGTACGGAACCGGTTGGAATGGCCTGATGCTGCGCCGGAAATACAAGGATCTCGGTGAATTGCGCCGGCGTTTCGATGAGCTTATCCTTATGGGAATGCCCGCGGAGCGCACTGGGGGTCCTCAACAGGTCAACTACGTCACATTTCTCTCTGGGCCGTCCAAAGGCGCTAAAATCACGTTGGCCGCCATAAAACAGCTAGAGCAGGCAGACGACTGGATAGGCCACCAGTTCACAGAGATCACAGTCGATGAAGCGCCCACATTTCCGTTCCTGGCCCTCCTGATAGACAAGCTGAGAGGGTCTTTGCGGTCTCCCCATGGGGTGCCTTGCCACATGTTCCTTACGGGCAACCCGGGCGGTCCTGGGGCATCAGTCGTCAAGCTGATGTTTATTGATCCGGACCCGGACGGCACCGGCAAGGTCCGAAAAGTCGAAATAGCGGACCCTGTGACGGATGAAGTCACCTATATAACACAGGCATTTATCCGTTCCACGCTCTCTGACAATCGAATATTGTGCGAAAATGACCCCAAATACGTTGCGCGATTGCGTTCCATTAAGGACCCAAATTTACGCGCCGCGTGGCTTGAAGGCCGCTGGGACGTCTACATTGGCCAGGCCTTCAAATTCTCCGAGGACCGCCACGTCCTACAGCCAGAACAGCAGATCTGGCCCATTCCCGACTACGCCCCGCTCTACATGACCTTTGACTGGGGGTATGGCGCGCCCTTTTCCGTAGGCTGGTGGTGGGTAGATTCCGACAATCGCGTTTATCGCTTCGCTGAGTGGTACGGCTGGAACGGCGTCACCCCTAACGTGGGCATGCGGATCACAGACCCCATGATAGCCAAGGGAATCCTGGCCAAAGAGAAGCAGCTCGGCATACTCGGCCGGAAAATCACCCGCTTGTGCGACCCCACGTGTAAGAACAGAAAGCCCAATTACATGGGAGGCGGTCAAGGACCCTCCACAATCGACGAATTCATCACCGCGGCCAAGGATCCGGACGTCATTCGGGAATTTGGCAAGATCGATCTGACCATGCATCCAGGAGACGCCAACCGGGAACTGAAAATCCGCCAATTCCGGAACAGGCTGGACATCCCGGACAATCCCAGCGAAATGCCCATGCTGATGGTCTACAGCCAATGTGAGCACTTCATCCGTACAATTCCATCCCTGTGCTTGGATGAGAATAACCCCGAGGATCTCGAGGACAAGCAAGAAGACCACATCTACGATGAAGCCTGTCATATCTGCATGGCCCGGCCGGTAGGAGCTGATCTCGCGGAATTGGGGCGTGAAATGGCCAAAGAGAAGGCCAAAAAGGAAATCGACAAGTTGGACAGTGTCTCGAAAGTGGCGGCCCAAGAGTTCTTCCGCGCCCGCCGAGACTTGCTGGATAACGAAGAAATACAGGACTTTGAAAAGAACGATCCCATGCTTGACCCGGAAGTATACGGATTGCCAGCCGATGACGAAGATGAGGACTGGGATCTGTTTGGGGAATCATTATTTTAGGCAGTTTCAGCAAATGTTGAAGTCCAACAGTTGAAAGGAGAAGAGATATGGTCTATTGGATAACAGGGCGAAAGAACTCAGGAAAGACAACGCTTGCCCGGCGAATACAAAAGCAAATCCCGTGCAGCATCATCATTGACGGCGACAAGGTGCGGGAGGTCTTTGCCAACGATTTCACAGACGAGGGCCGTGAAGAAAATCAAAGAAATCTGGCGCGGATAGCCCGCCTGGTGGAGGACCAGGGCATTGTAGCCATTGTGGCCTGCGTGTCTCCCCGCCGAGCTTTGCGCAAAAGTTTACAAGCGAATTTTCGTGAGTGCATTGAAATCCAACTCCCCTTCGGTGAATTGTGGAAGGGGACGGAATACGAAGAAGAACCTTTAAAGGAGGACAGGACATGGCAAATGGAGAAACCACAGGAGCCGGCTACCAGTACAAGCGGGTGTACGGCGGAGGAATCGGCGAAAGACAGCGAAAATTGCAAGGAATGCAGGAGACCGTCAACCGTATGGAGCGTTCGGGATACGATACCGGAACCGCACAAGGGACTACCACCTCTGCCGGAGCCCGGGAGAGAGGCATCGGCGGCGTGTGGGGGATGCTACGGAACCGTTACAGACAACTCAGATCCGGACTACAGACGCGACAAAAACTTCAGGCCAGTCGAGGGGCCAAGTATATAAGGACCATGCAGGAATTTCGTAGAGAAGGAGAATAGAGATGGATAATTGGAGACATCGAAGCGTCAAAATGCGCTGCGAAACATGTATGTGGTGGATGCGTAAGGCCCGCATAGAGCCCATGCGGGAAGATCAGCCTTGGCCCGGAAGGTGCCGGCGACATGCTCCTATGTTGGGCGGATTCCCAGTGACATTTGACACTGATTGGTGCGGCGATCACAAGTTAGACGAAAATGCATGCTAAAGGAGAATAGAAATGAAGGAGTACAACAAGGCGGAAATAGATCAAGCTTACGTCCTGGCCCGGCGCGTAGCTGAGAAAGTTGCCAAAAACAATCCCGTTGTCCAAATGGACATCGAGGACATGGTACAAGATGCCATGCTTGGATGGTTAGAGGGCCAAAATATGGGGCATGCCATAATGGACTCACTGCGCAGTAGATTCGGCCAGGAATTCCGAAAAGGGGAGGCCCGCCCGCTACCACTGCCCTATACAGAGGATGAAGCCGGCGCAGGTGTTGGTGAAGATCCGACTGAAACAGTAGAGGCCAAGCTTGCCATATCCCGAGCCATTGAGCAGTGCATTACGGATCCGACAACGCGGCTGATCATTTGGCTGTATTACTTTGAGGACAAGACTACGCGGGAAATAGCCGGCATTGTAGATTTATCTAAGTCTCGTGTGGATCAGTTAAAACACGAAGCATTGAGCCAATTAAAAGAAGCTTTATCCTAAAAAAGGGGGTAATAATCATGATTATGTACTACATTACCATGGGCTTACTCGCAGCCCTCGTAGCGTTCCAAGAGTACCGAATCCGGTGGGAACGCGGGAACGCCATATCTAGGGAACAAGAGCTTCTCGCGGCCGTTCTGGCCAAAGACACGCCGGAATACACGTCCGCTATAGAAGCGTTGCGCAGACAGCCCGGCGACAAAATCAAGGAAATGGAGCTCGAAAACGACCTGGCTATCCGGGCCGCAGAACTGAGCGAAAAAGGCGGATTTCCAGTAAGTTAAAGGAGTAACCAATGGATCGACCTGACAAGACAACCAGGGGCTGGCTGGACCAGAAATTCACGGATGTGTTCCGTGATCCCGTCCGGGATCCCATGCGGCACATGCTCGAGATGACGTGGTTTCGTAACCTTTTATACTATTCCGGTGAGCAGTGGCTGGACTGGATGGGGAAGACGGCTTCCTTTGCTTTTCGCTATCCCCTCGGGTCCCGCATTCCCACGCCCGTAAGTAACATAATTAAAGACCATATTCGCTCAATGAAGGCACTTACACTCAACAAGCGATATGTTCTTCGCGTGTGGCCTAACTCCGAGGAATTCAAGGATAAAGAGGCCGCCGATCTGGGTGAAGGCTTGCTGCGTTGGCTAGATAGCTTAAATGATTACGAAATCGAGGACATCAAAGAAGATATAGAGTTTTGGCGGCAACTTACGGGTAACGGCTTCGGCCGAGTCGTGGCTGACGCCGAAGGTAGAGTCTTCTTATTCGATAAGGGCGGCAACCGGATCAAAAAGGGCGATGTCATCGTTGACTCCCTAGTCCCATTCAATGTCTTTGTAGGCTCTGTAGGCCGACGCCTGGAGGACAAGGCCGAGATCGGTATCAAGTCCCTGCGCCTCAAGGAGTGGGTGGAAGACACCTACAAAAAGAAGATCGATGGCGACGTCAATCCCATGGAGATCGAGTTTGATAAGCAGCTCCTTACCATGGTCGCTAACGTATCTCCCTGGAAAGGCAGGGGATTCGAGGACATGTCCTTCTCTGAGAATATGGATGAGCTTTGCATCCTCAAGGAGATCGAGTTCGCCCCCTGTAAGGAGTACCCAAAAGGCCGCTACGTGGTCATGGCCAATGACACAGTAGTAGAGGATAGACCCAGTTTGCCTATTCCCATGCGAAAGGACGGCTCCTGGGAGTATTCCCTTGTCCACTTCCCTTATAACGCCTCTGGTGGCTTCTGGGCTTCCTCGGGCGTGGATGATCTGATTTCTCCCCAAAACACAATCAATGAGGTAGATCAGGCCCTGGCCATGAACCGCAAGAGTGTGGGACAGCCCATCATTCTGACACCCGGCCAGCTAATCATGAAACGCAAGTCCGCCCGGGGAGCTGGTTTCTTGCACTTGGAATATGACGGCAGGTCGGCAGCCGGCGCCAAGCCCGCAATTAGCCAAGGCGCGACATATCCTCAGCAGATCCTGGAAGAGCGCAAAATCCATCGTGAGGTGGCCCAGGAGGCCGGTGGGGACCCGAAAAACGTCCTCAGGGGTCAATCCCCGCATTCCGGCGCTTCCGGCATCATGGTGGACATACTCCGGGAGACGGCTGAGCAAGGACACGCTCCTGATGTGGCCCGCTTTTATAGAGGATGGGGCAAAATCCAGAGAAAGCGTCTCACCGTAGCTCAGGAATTCTACACTGAAACCCGCATGATCAAGATCAAAGGCCCGGGCAGCAGTATCAAAGTCAAGGCCTTTAAGGGTGCGGATTTACGCGGAAATACTGACGTCCGCCTAGAATTAGACAGTGGCTTGGCTTCCACGAACACCGGCCGGAACGAGCTCTTGACCCGGTTGATTCAAGGCGGCTTGTTCGGCGACATCACCCTGAAACCGCGTCTCCAGCGCGATCTTATCCAGCGGATGGGCCTCGGCAGCATTCCTGATGAGGAGAATACGCACCGGGACAAGGCCTGCTGGGAAAACGCCGCATTCGCCACGAATCACGAGGAGTCTTTAAATAGGATAGAGACTCCCGGCATACCCATGGTGGATCCGGAATCCGGCGAACCTATCGAGGGTCAGTGGCTTATGGACCCCACAAAGGACATCACATTCCGCCTCGACAACCACGCGATTCACCTGGAAGAGCATGACGCGTTTATATTGTCCCGTGAATTCAGGGAGTTGCCCATCGAGCAGCAAGCAAAGGCTATCGGCCACAGAGATCTGCACGAGGGCATGCTAGAGCTTTTACAGCAAAAACAGACCGAAATGCTGGCTGAAGAAGCTCAGCTTGGTATCCAGGAACAGGGTGGAGGCCCCGTAGCTAGACCTGTCGGCGCAAGTCCAAGAGGGCTAATGGGACAGGGATCAATGTCACCCGAGGAGGGTGGAGGTATATAAATGTCTAAAAAGATTAGAGAAATGTACAGAAAGGCCGGAATAAAGGCCCCAGATGGCAAAGGTGTTCACACGGCAGCTTTCCACAAAAGAGCCATTGAAGTCAAGCAAGGCAATCCAGAATATACAATGGATCAGGCTTATGCCACGGCCATGAAAATCTTGGGCCGAAACAAGTCTGTCAAGAAATCCCATTGGAGATAGCCGTGTCCGTGTGCGCGCGTGCACATGTGTCCGTGTGCACGTATATTTTGGCATCAATTTTGCAAAATTAGGCCTTTGTGCACATATAAAATACTATATATACGTGTGCCGAGGGGTCTGTGTTCAAGTGTCCGTGTGCGCGTGTGTCGTCGTGTCGGTGTGTTCTAGTGCACAAGTGCACATATAAAGTGGACAAATACTACAGGCGAACCGATAATGTACATGTAAACACTCTAATGTACATTACCATTTATTGGATACACCATATAATATGGATATCCAAATAAAACCTAAAGGAGATTAACATGAGTGATTTTGACGACCTTTTTGCGGATGTATCCTTCCCTGACATGACCATCAACACTGACGGTAGTGTTGAGGTAGATGGCGAGACCACGGGACAAATTGGGCAGGGCGACGAAGGTTCCCAAGCCGCCGCCGCAGGTGATAAATCTGGGCAAGCCGGGGATTCCCAGACCGGCAAAGAAGGAGGCAAAGACGCGGACTCCTCCGCCGCAGACGATACCGGAAAGAAAGATACAGGCGACGAAAAGGGCAACGCTGGAAAAGAGGGTTATGATGAGGATGGCAAACCTCTCCCATTTGACCAGCATCCCAAGTGGAAAAGTGCCCGAGCAGCAGAGAAACGCCTCAACGAGCTCCTCGAAGAGAAGGGCTACCTAAGCCTGGACGAACTTGTCGAGGAACTTGAGACGGGAAAAGGTCTTGCCCAGAAGCTCAAAGGCCGGGACGTTGATGAGATTCTGGAAGCCGCTGACAAATTCCGCGACGCACAGTCCCGTTACACGCGAGAGCAGGATAATAAGCGGTATGAGAATGAGACCCCGGACGAGCGCGTTACTCGATTGGAAAAAGCCAATTCTGACCTCCAAGCAGAGCTGTCACGGGTCAAAACGCAGCACCAAGAATTGATGGATTCTCAAGAGGCCATTGAGAATTACGGAAATGAGGTAGACCGCGTTTTGGATTCTTTGGAGGACCCCTTTTCGGATAACGAACGTGCCATGGCCAGATTGCTCATGGGCGTTGACAACCCGGCTAACATGATTGACATCGAAGATCGCATGGCCGTTCGCAAGATGGCCAAGAGCGCCGCGGGTACGTTTTCTCGTTTCATTCAGGGCGTCAAGCAGGCCGCGATTGACGAATACACTCAAGGGAAGTCGAAATTGACCACTACCAGTCGAGCAGCAGACGCTGGCGACGTGGGCGGTGGACAGAAGAAACCATCAAAAGCCGCTGATCCTAACGCCTCTATCGACGATGTATTCGGGGAGGCCCAAGAAGAATTTGCAGAAGTTCTCCTGAAAGGATTAGAGGCGGCTCACTAATAATCCGAAAGGGAGTAAAATCTAATGTCTCACGTTATTGACACCACAGCCATAGGCTATCAACTCAAGAAAGTGTACGGCGATAAGATCACGGATCTCTTTGCTCGTCACACGATGACCTATAACCTTTTCAACAAATCCAACCGCAAGGCTTCCTACAAGCCTGGGGGTGAAGGCTACTACTTTGCCGCTCGTCAGGGCGACATCGAGTCCGTGGGCGCTCGTGGCCAAGGCCATAAGCTGCCGCATCCCGGGGATCCGGCCGGTGTTCAGTTCGTGGTTTCGCCGAAACTGATCTACGGCGTCCTGAAGCTTGCGGGCCTCGCAGTTGAGGCAGGTAAAAGCAACGTCATGGCGTTTGCGAATGTCCAGGGCGATGCGATTTCCAATGTCTACAAATCCCTCGTGAATGACCTTAACCGGCAATGTCACGGCAATGGGACCGGCCTCCTGGGTACTTTGACCGGCACGCTGACCATCGCGTCCACGACAGGAACCGGCTACACCGTCGCGCTGGCGAATGACCGTGGCGTCAGGTACTTCAAGAAAGGCATGTGTGTTGACTTTTATGAAAGTGCCGCTCTGGCAACCGGCTCGTCCGCAGCCGTTGTGACGGCCATTAACCCGAACACCCAGGTGATCACGGTAAGTGCTAATGGTAACTATTCCTATAAGAGTTATCATCCGACAGGGACCATTACGGCAGCCACGGATACACTGGCTTCCGGGACCTACGTTGTAAGGTATGGTGCACGAGCCTCTACGCACTCAGCCGCCACGACTTACGAAATGATGGGCCTCCTTGGTCTTTATGATGACGGAACCGCGCTGAGCTCCTTCCAGGGCCAGACTATTTCGTCTTATCCGGAATTCAAGGCAAATAGGCTGACCAATTCCAGCGTGAACCGCGAACTCAGCATCGACCTGATGTTGGCTGGTATGGATATGACGGCCGCCCGCTCCGGCGAGATGGTTGACATTATCCGTATGGGTCTTGGTCAACGCCGGAAATACTTTGGCCTTTTGGCCAATGACGTCCGGTACGCTCCGGGGAAATTCCTCGGTGGTTACGAGACCCTCGACTTTGCCCAAAACGGTAGAGTCCAGATTATCGTGGATCCTCACACGCAACCTAACAGGATCTTCATGGAGCCCCGCGACACCATCAAGAAGTATGAACTTACTCCTATTGGATGGGGTGGCATGGACAACCAGAAGATGCATTGGAGAGAAGGTTATGATGAGGCTTATATGTTCCTCCGCGTGTACACCAACCTTGGTGTCGAGCAGAGAAACGCGCTCACCGTCATCGAGGATCTTACCGAACCGTCAAGCATGCCCTTCTAATCAAGGGTGTAAATAGTATCAACCTTCATTCAACTTAGTATCCTCTCCTCCTTAATTGGGGGAGAGGGGTCAACTATGAAAGGAAAACGAAATGATTAAGAAAAGAAATTTGGATTCGAGTTTGATCCAGTGGATTATGACCGTTACGGGTCTGGGGCCTGGTATCGGTGAGTTGGTATGGGTGGCACCGTCTGTCTCATCCAGTTCGCAGTTCAGGTCGGAACTAGAAACCAACCTCGGTATCGGCACCAAGATTTATTCCACGCTCACCGCTGGGTATGCTCAGCTTGTGAATCATAGGAACGATGTCATGCTCGTTATGCCTGGTGCATACGACGAAACGGCTTCCATTGACTGGGCCAAGGATAACACGCATCTTCTGGGTCTTGGTGGGCCTAATACCCGCTCTGACTACAGTGAGAAAAACGTCGTGGTCTATACCGACACAGCGGCCGTGGATTACACTATCCACCTCACTGGGGATCACTGTATCTTCAAGAACATCGGCATTAACAATGCTGGTGCGAATGCGGGAAACTTCAGTCCTCTGTATGTGGATGGCTACGGCAACTGGTTTGAGAATGTCGGGCTTATCGGCAATATGACCTCTCAGCAACTCGCGGATGATGATTGTGCATCCTTGCACATTGGGACAAACGCCCATAACTGCAAGTGGATCAACTGTGACATCGGCGAAGATTGCTGGGGCAAGAGAAGCGCTGCTTACAGTGGACAGATTTCCTTTATCGGGTCACAGCCTAACGGTGGATTGTTTAGGAGATGCTTTGTACGATCTCAGTCTGAAACAGCTACGTGCGCCGCAGTGACCGTCTACAAAGCCGCCGCCGGTTCGACACATATTGGTCGTGGCTGGTTATGGGATAACGTGGTTTTTACAAACTTCGATGCACGAACGGGCACAGGCACCAACGTCAATGAAGTGTTTATGCTGCATGACGCTGCTGGTGCATGGCCGCAACTTCTACATCAATGTTCTGCCTTCGGGTATGATCGTTGGACGGATGAATCCAGTAACTACAATATCGTAGGAACCATGCCTGTCGCGGATGATGGTGGTGGGTTAGGAATTAACCTCGACCAAACCGTCGCTGGTGGATCATAATCCGTTTTTACCAAAATGTTTAACAAAAGGGGAGGGGTTTTCCCCTCCTCTTTTAAGGTCCAAAAATGGATACTATAGAATTTACTATCGGTTGTCAGGGATGTAATGGTACAGGAGAGCGCGTCAGGAATATTTCCGGTGGGGGTATAGAAGTTAGTACCTGTCCTGGTTGTGATGGTACCGGTAAGATGCTACATGCAATCTCTACAGACTTGACCGAGGCTATTGATGCCATACCCACAGCGGCTCAAATGAACAACAAGTTCCAGGACCTTCAGGACGACATTGAGTTGATCAAAACCGGTGTCCAAGCTATCTGGAACAAAGTCAAGGATATGTAATGAAAGACTCCCAACTCCGTTGGAACGAGCGTATCCGTGCCGCTGGTCCTGAAGGGGCTGGCAAATTCTCTGCCGACACCATCCAGAAAATCGCCAAGGAAGGCGGCCCAATCTGGTCATACGAAGGACCTTCCTACAATAATGACGCCTACCGTGAAGGATGGGATCGAATCTTTGGCAAAAAGGAGAAATAGTATGGAAGCAAAACGCTGTGAAGTTTGTGGCGGGAAGTTTATTGGCGATGAGTGTCCTCACTGTATCGCCGCTGCGGAAGCTCCCGTCGCAGTAGAACCGGAAGTAGAACCTGAAGACGAGGAGTAAATATCATGTCTCATACCACTGATTGGTTCCCCGGTCGTGTCACAAATGACTACCGGGAAAACTACCAAAAAATCTTTGGAGATGGCAATGCCCGACTCAATATCAGAGAGTCCAAACAAAAGCTTAGTAGGGAAAACCGGGATAATAGTGACCGGATTCCCGAGAAGCGGCACTAGCACTATGATGCGAATGCTTGCTTTTGGCGGGCTTGAAGTAGTAGCAGACAAGGATATGGTCGAGCCTGAAGAAGGCCTGCTTCTCAATCCATACGGCACCTATGAGATGCACGATATGCGCGTTCTCCATGAGGACCCCGAGATGCGCGCCTCTGTGTTGGGGCGGGCTATCAAAGTTGTCTGTCCTTATGTGGAACGTTTTCCTTTTATCATAGATGCCGATTACAAAGCAATCTTCGTGCTGCGTGATCGAACAGAGATCATCAGTTCTCTTCTCGCGGCCCGCACTGTCTGGGAGTATGACATTGACGAAGCGCTTCAGAACGCCCAGCTTATCCTTCGTGACCAAAATATCCCCATACTTTTTGTACAGTACAAAGAGATGGTGCAATATCCACGCACCACGGCGATGAGGATTGTGGATTTTCTGGAAGCTGACCTCGACCTTGACAAGATGGTCGAGGCTGTCGATGCCGGCGCCCGTAGGAAATTACTCAAAACAGATCGGCCTGATAATAAGCTCGTCACCTTTAATCCGGATGACTACTTAGACAGGATACAGCTTGGCAGCGTGTTGGACGAGGATGGTGATGAGGTTATCATGGTGAAGAATCCCGAAACCGGAGAGTATGAGAGCCTCAAAGAGGTAGAGAAGAAAGAACAGGAGGAAGCCAATGCCCGAACTGAACATAGTTGAGCAACAAAAAACGTACCAAGGCATCGCTCCCGAAGTGGATCCTGGCTTCAAGGAGCGTCTCAAGAATTTTGACCCAAAACTCTATGTGGCATTCGACAGAGACACGCATCGCTTTGCTATCTATCGTAAGATGCCCACAGGTACGCCTTACAAGATTCTTGTCGTAACAGGTGTGAAGGGGGAATTCAGGCAGCCGGATCAGCGGGATATCGCAATATTACATGCTGCGGACCTCTGGCGCAAAGGCAGGTTGAAGGACTTCATCCTTTCTTCTGAAGCCAAGATACTTGAGAACATGGCCAAAGAGGAAAAGGAAGCCAAAGATACTTTCCGGGAAGCCAGTATTGATGACCGCATCCAACTTCGCAGAATGTATCGCCGAGAAGTGTTAAATGAAGGCAAGGCGAACGCAGAATTTCGACGAGTGGATCTTGATCGTAAGGGATTGACACTCGATGAGATACAAAAGGCCCGCGCTCAGGGTAAGGATCCTTGGGCCGGCAGTGAAAAGGTGCAGTAGCACAAAAACCAATACTCTCAAAACACTCTAAAGTTCACTAAATTAACAAACTTGATTAATTAGTGAAACTGACGAAAGGAGTCAAACATGGTAATTGCAAATTTTACACCCGATGAGTTTAAGTGGATGCACCTCGGGCAGGATGGTACACTCAAACCCGGGGACATCAAGGAATTCGATGAGGCAAGGGCCAAGCATATCCTGAGCCAATTTGGTCCCCGCGGCCTATTGATTCTTCAGTTTGGTGATGATCCAAAAGAGAAGAAGCGGAAGGCCATGGAGATCCACGACGAATTCTGGATGCGTCAGATCACGCGGTTCAATCAGGACAACGAAGGCCGGCGCATGGAGCACAGATCCTACGTCGCTCCTACCAAGCAATTGGCAGACAAGGCCAAGGCGCTTGGACAAGATCTTCTCGGCCCGTGGACCAACAAGCCTACTGAGAGCATCGAGCTTGCTGAAATGCGCACCACTGTCGCCAAGTTACAGCAGGATCTCAATGCTACGTTGGCCCAGAACGCCGAGCTTATCGCGCTACTCAAGAGTAGTGGTGCAGATAGGTTCAAAGAGCTTGATACTCCTGGCCAGCAAGTTGCTCTTGAGGGCAAGCTTGAGGATTCAGAAGCCGAAGCAGAAATTCAGCAGATCGCTGAAGAAGATATCGCCAGCCAGGACGAATTCGCAGAGCTCAAGCATCGCCTTAAATACATGAATGGTATGCAGCTCGGCCAGTGGGTAATGGAACATCCGGAAGACATTCAGGTCGAGTGGCCCAAAACAGAGAATGGCCAAGCGCTTGTAACAGAAATCAAGGCCAAATGGAACAAGATTCTTTCTGACGCCCCATGGCCTTTTCCTGAATAACTTGACGTTATGTAGCGATACAGGGGAATTTCTTACATATACCGTCGCGTCATGTCAAGTAATTCCCCTTTTCTTTACATCAAGGAGATCCCATGGCTGCACACAGTTATGAAAGCGCGTTCAAGATTCTTTATGATCTTCGGAATGACATCAATGAATACACGTCCGGCCTATGGTTAGGCACGGATACCTCCGGCAAGTACACCAACGCCTGGCTACTCAAGAAAATTAATGACGCCCAAAAGCATATCTACTCTATCATCATGAAAACCTCCGCTCGGGAGATCTTTGCCACATCCACGACTATTACAGGTTCGAGTGGCGTGTTTAGTCTTCCGTGGGATTATGGACGCGTCATTCAATTCGAGGATGAAAACTACAACAAAGTCTTCCCTTCTAGTTTTAAACAAACTCCCGTCAAGAATGCGGACGGTTCTGATAACGTCTATTATCGATTAGGGCGTACCTTTGTGGTTATGGACTCCACTGAGGGCGCCACCTATCGTCTCAAGTATTATAAAAAGCCTCGGGACCTCACTTGTGGAAAAGCGTCTGGTGGCGCTTCTGGATCCATAAATCTTGAGGATGCTGTCTATACCATTCGTATAGACGACTACTATAATGGGCTGACGCTTGACAACTACACCGACGCATCTTCGGGCACCATTTCTGATTACACCGCTTCCTCGCGCGCAGCTACCATATCCGGCATGACTGGAGAGGCAAATGATTATTACGGCACTGTCCCCGATATGCCCGATGAATTCCACAACCTTATTGCCCCGTTTGCCGCTATTCTTGTCAAGGAGCACCCAGCCTCCCAGGAGAAGCCCACCAAGCGTGAAATCGATATGTGGAATCTCCAGATGGCCGAAGCGCTGTCCGGATTCATAGGCACGCCGGAAGACATCCCCAGCATGGATCTCTTTTCTGATTATGGCGGTACGTTCGGCATTCCTGTCAACATTGGTGAATTAGATTATACTATCTGGGATTAGGAGGCCCTCATGGCACTGCGCGAATTATTCAAAGTGACCGGGGCGCCTCTCCGCGGGGGAGCTGTCACCGTTCGAGAGAAGGCTTTACTCCAGCCCGGCCAATTCTCTATGGTCCAGAATCTGCGCCCTGTCCATCCTGGCTTTGAGAAACGGAAAGGCTGCCGCAGACTACACTCCGAAGCTGACAGCACTAACCAGGCAGTCACAGGCTACCAGTTCAAAAAGACCCGCGTGTCTGAAAACCATTTCATGATTCAGTGGTCGGACGGCGACATCCACATTGCCACGAACAATCCCCCCACTGTCACTACCGGCGCATTCGGCTCTGAGAAAGTCAGCCTGACCTCCACCAATATGAAGCCGGCCTCCTGGGGCAACCTCAACGACATGTTGGTATACTCCCACGCCTCTGATCAGCATCAGCTTTGGGCGGGCACCGGCAGCTATGTGCAGAAATTCATCGTCGTGATGAATTATGGTTCTAATCCCACAGGCGTCGATAACGTATTCGAGCTTGGCTTTGATTACACGAAAAAGGTGACTGATGGCCAATCTTCTACTGTTGCTGTCCTTGATTCACTTGACACTGCTGCCAACGGTGATTGTATCCTCATATGTACGCCTATTCCAGCGAAGTCCTTCACCTTCACAGTGTCTAAGGCAAATGGAACCGCTTCTGCAATAGCAGGTTACTATTGGAAAAGCGATAATACCTGGTCTGCTCTCTCAGGTGAAAGTGATGGCACCTCTGATGATAGTAAAACCATGGCAGTGTCCGGCACGCTGAGCTTTACTGAACCAACAGATATTCAAGCCACGCTCAACTACGGGGCTGTCGGCTATTGGTACATGTTCGTCGTTGACACACAATTAGACTCTGAAGTGGAGATTTCCAGTGTTACGTTTGATTCGAGCTTTGATGAAATTGAGAATTTATGGGACGGTGTCCCTCGAGCCGCAATCGAAGTCATGGTTGAAGGGACGTCACAATTTGACACATATTCATCCGACGCTGTCAATCTCGATGAGCTTGCATCTGGCAAAGACATCTATATAGCCTCGACGGATCCTATTGAAGGCATCTATTGGGATGTGGGCCAATACCCCAATGCTACCGGAACAGCTCTCGAGAATTCTGTTGTTTACTACTGGGATGGCGATAGTTGGGTCTCTGTGGGCACCACGGATGATGGCACGAGCGGCCTCTCCAATTCCGGGTGGATGCGGTTTGGTAGACAAGCGGCCGTCATGCCCAAGCAGTTCGAGTCCACCGCCTATTTCGCCTACTGGTATAAACTCGCATTTGATACACAACTTTCCGCCGATATGCAAGTATCCATTGATGTGATGCCTTATTTCGACATCCATGATCTAGGATATTATGGCCAATGCAGTTGCGTGTGGAAAGAGAGGGCTGTCTACACCTTTGCTGACAAGTTCCAGGAGTATGTTTATATCACGGCACCTAATGCTCCGCAGGTACTCAACGGGGATGAATTCGCAATCATAGAAGTGGGTGACGGCCGGCCGCATAAGGTCACGGCTATGCGGAAGTTCTATAACGACTTGATGGTATGGCAAGAAGAGAAAGGAACGGAAGGCGGATGTATAACGATTATTCAAGGCTACAATCCGGCGACGTTTGGGAAGTTAGTCTTATCGACGAAGTTGGGGACCTTCAATGCGAAGTCGGCGGACATTGTGGAGAACGTGTATGTGGCCACAGCGACGGACGAGACAGTGAAGACCTTAGCCTTTTTCTTGTCGAGGTATGGAGTCTGCATGACGGACGGCGCTTCTATCGCTATTGTTTCGGACGATATTCAGAACTATTTCGACCCGCGGGAGAGCGAATGTATTCGGCGTGGTTATGAGGATCAACACTGGCTCAAGTACGATCCCCTTTATAGAATGATTCGCATAGGTATAGTGTCCGGATCCAGTGCTACTGTACCCAATGTCTTTCTGTTATATGACTTGATTGATAAGTGTTGGTACTTCGATTCTCCAGCCCAGGCACTAGCCTTCATGGAAAACGTCGATGCCGCCAGTGGTAATGTCCCTGTGGTACAAGTAGGCGGTGGTACGGCTGATGGTTACGTCTATCAACTCAACTACGGCACGGTAGATGTCTCAACAGACATCACTTCTTATCTCCAGGTAGAGCTCACAGGCGGCGGACATTGGCTCGATCTCTTGTGGCTCATGATCCAGGCGCGCACACAGGCAAGCGGTGAATTCACACTCACTACTTATGAGAATGGTATCCAAAAGGATTCTATCACATTGGCCACAGACGCAGAGATCACAAACCAACTCGTACGTCGGCACCTGCTTAGTCTAAACGTGAAGGATCCCCTTATATCTCTCAAATTCCAGGATGCTACTACTTCAGGCACCATGTACTTAGAAGTCCTCGGTATGGAGGTGCGTGTATGGGAAAATCGCTAAACAGCTCCGCTTCGCGTAGCAAACCGTTAAGAGGCGACTTAACCAAGCCCCATTTGAGAAATGTCATCCGGCGCAACTTGGATCCTGATCGTCAGCCGGATCAAATGATAGTAATCAAAACGCAGCCAAACACTTTGCAGAGAGCAATAGAGGATGCCCAAAGTAGACAGGGATTACGGCATAAGGCCGTACATGGACAATCGGAGTAAGAAGACCAGGCTGAGCTACGTAGAGCGTAGTCAAAAGCCAACGTGGTTCCAGGCTCTTCAAGCCAAGCTCCAGAAGATGTCCGAACTTGTTAAGCCCTATCTTAGTGATTGGGACTATCCCACGGCCGAGCACTTCTTCCCGACTGGTCCGGAGTTCTTTGAACCGCGCCCTGCTGAGTATTATGATGTGACCAGTTTAGGGGGCGCCCCCTGTATCGTGACGTGCTTCGCGCCGCTCTACTGCGATGATGACGTCGAATGCCACCCGAATGTGTTCCGTTATCCACAGGGTATAGGCTACTTCAATGCGGTGGAGATGCTTGAATGGGGTGTTCAATACTGCCCTAGTGGCGGACCCTGTGCTCCACATGATGATTGGGAGGTTGACAAATTCGCCGTTCGTCCTTTGAAAATTCATCCTCCCGATGGTGGTTGGTCTGTTTGGCCGGATAATGCAATGGACATTATCAAAGTCACGCTCAAGGATCTTGAAGAGAGTGAATGTGACACCACGCTCAAGATCTTTTGTCGAGATGCTACTAAATGTTGTGACGAAGCGGGCTATAGCTTTGCTTTTGATGATGATAACACGGCAGATACAATAGCTCCCGGGGGCAGTATTACAGTACACGTAACGGGTGGTTGCGGTCCATACACCTTCGCCACAAGCAGCACAGGATATTCCTTCACGGCTGGTACGACAGGTAATCCACAAGACACGCTCACATCGGCAAGCGGAACATGCGGAACAGACTACGATGCATATTGCACATTTACTGTAACAGATGATTGTGGCACGGTTGTTACTGGGAAGATTCGTAGCACGGGTGGCCAGTGGAGCTCACAGACAAATGGCTGCCACGCTACTATGCAAGGAGTACCTGATCCGTCATGCCCGAATCAAGGCGCGCCATGGTATTACATTTGTGAGCATATTGTAGATGATGTATACCAGTATCAAAAGATAAGCAAGACGGGGGGAAGCGCCTGTGCGGATTGTTGTCTTCCATACGATAATTCTCCGGATTGCGGGAGTAGTGGCGGTACTTGGTGTAATGATGGTGGTTTAGCAGTGGCGCTTGGATCCGAGCAGTGTATTTCACCTGTATCAATTTGTGATGATTCATTATGCGATAGCGCTTGTTGGTGGAATGGTGAAATATATTATAAAACATGGGAGTGTTAGATGAAGCCCGAAAAAAGAGAATTTTTACATTCTTTAGAGCATGTAACAATGCCGTTTTCCATGAGGGACTTAGAGGTGGCACTAAACATCTACGTATGGCTTGTTTACAACGATTTCACCTTTGAGGATCTTCGTGAGAACATAGACTACATTCGCAATGCAAAACGAAAAAATCACATAAACTTGTTTACTGTGGGTAGTAGACCCCCTTATGAAAATCTGCCCTACGATGTGATGAAAGCCTTACAACCCACAATACGCGCTCTGAAGAATGGAGATTTAACCCCGGAAGAGCTTATTGATACTTATCGCCTAGAACGCAAGCGTGTATTAGCGCAACCCAAGTATGGAAGACGCCGGTGCATAAAATGTGAACGGGAGCAATGGCCGTGGGAAGTTCTTCGATAATTCAAGCTTTTCGCAAGAAATTCATTGACCAGGCGCTGCGTCCTTTTATCCCGAAGGCCGGCAAGCTTACTGTCAAGAATCTTGAAGCCTTCCGGCGTCGGGAGGTTGAAACAGCGGTTCAACTATTTTTACACGTTGAGCGCCTTGGTGCAACAATGGCGGATGTGGCCACCCTTTTAGGTCGCGTACAGCGTCTTGAACAACGACAACGCGGTCACACATTTTCAGCAGATCAGGCACAGAAATTTCGAGAAGGCCTTGTAGAATTGACCCGTGAGGAAAAGAAGCACCTGAGAGCACAGCAAAATAAAGATCGCAAAAAACGCAGTAGGAGGAAAAAGTAATGCCTACAATTAGACAGGCTTCCAAAGCGTCACAATATGACATCCCATTGTCAGAGGATGAATTCGGTGGTGGGCAAACACCCATATATTATACACCAGCACTCGCTACAGTACCTGGCTATGGTACATCTACGATAGGTGATGCCTTTAGTGGATTTGACGTACCAGATTTGTCTTCTACTGGAGCACCTGTCTCCACACATGAACGTGGCGGCATAAAGTTTATTGGATCTCCGTTAGGCGGAACTGGTGGTGGTGGTGGTGCAGCGTCCCCTATCGCCCAAGTAACTACCCAGAAAACCGTTGGTGGGGGAAAAGCCCCCACGTTTACCGCGCCCACATATGATGAATCACAGATCTCCAAGCGGGCACAGCGGAAGGTTGCTCCTTATCGCCGGGCATTATCCAGAGAATTGCGATCCGCTCTTACCAAGGCCTTCTATGAGAATCCTGCCGTGGCTAAGGAGATCCAACGTGGTGCATTGGCCGGCTATGGTGAAGCTCTGTCTCGCGCCATGTCGGCTGCTGAGGCGGCTGCCACCCAGGAGTACGGTGCAGAGTACGCCCGCAAGTATCAGTCTGCATTGGATACGTGGAAGGCAGCCATGACCAATTATCAACAAGATCTTACACAGGTCCAAAGTACCGAGAAGTTTTATACACAGGAAGACCTTGATACATATTTAGCAGGACTTGAATCGGCGTCGGCTATATCTGGAGTTGCAGTAGGCGGCCGAAGAACCGAGGTATAGGAGTAGAAAATGCCAACACCCCAAGACCCTTCTCAAGTAAAGAAAGCGCCCAAAAGGACATTGCGTAGCGCTTCGTCCGCAGGTAATCTTCGCCCTGATGACACGCCTCCTTCAAGGAGATTTACGAACATTCCAGGAAAAGGCGCGGGATGGACCTATCTTTCAGACTTCGATAAGCCGAGAGAATTGACTACTGAGGAAAAGCGCAAGATTCGTGGTACTGAAGACGTAGGCGCTCCCAGTATTGGAATGGAGTTTGCGCGTGGCTGGGAAGAAACTCCCGAGCTTGGCGCCCGCCCGCAAGGCACCTGGGATTATGAAGCTGTCAAGCGTACATTTCCCGGTATGGTGGACGAGCGTGTTATCAAGCAAGAAGAGTGGGAGCGCGCCCAAAACACACTCAAAGAAGTGCGAAAGGATCCTCGCATGCAGGGCGCTGAGGACATGCCGACTATATTTGATCGGGATAAGTTCGAGGAGAGTGTCTTCAAAGCTATTGGTGGAAATCCTTTTGCCATGGATCCTGTGGCCGAGATGAACGCTTCTACCAAACTGCTTCCACAATTGTTTGAGCGGGCTTTTGGTGGTAAGGTTGCCTGGGCTGATCGGGGCAAACTTAACAAGGAACAGCGTGAGGCTTGGAATGAGTTAAAGAAACAGTTTCGTGCGCATGTGTACGATACTGCCAAGAGTAAGCGGCAGACTGCTATTGATCAGTACAACATGGCTATGAATCGCTTTGATTATTATCATAAGACCCAGAATTCTATTCTTGCTCAACGCCGCGCCGAGCAAGAAAAAGCTGAGAAAGCGCCGGAACAGCGTAAGGCCAGAGGTGCTGACGGCCTTCTTCATTGGCAAGAGTACCGTAATGGGAAATGGGTAGATACCGGGCAGATAGCTACCTCCATCCAGGAAGACGAGGGTTTGCCGGCTGATCTGCGGCAGATGTTCACCGTCTATAAACAAATCGCGCCGAAGCAAGACCCCATGATGGTGTGGGCTCTTACCATGGCGATGAAGGGTATGAAGGAAGATGATCCTGCACGCGAGGCGCTTCAGGGCGTGTTGACCCAAAGCGTAATGCCAGGTATGGAGGATCGTGCCAAGGCGCTGCTACAGGCCATCGGCATACGCATGGACGAATATTTCAAGAATTTTGCAAAAGAGCGTGGCGGTACCTATGAAGAAAAAGGTGGCAAAGAAGGCGCCGGCGAAACGACTACCAAGCGGCACGGAACATATATTCCAGGAAAAGGTGTTGTAGTTAAGGAGCAATAATGCCGATCACGGTTGATCTCCCAGATAAAAATTTGAGTATAGACTTTCCGGATGACATGCCCATTGATGATATCAACGCATTCATCCAGAGAGAATACTATCCTGATCCGTCTTTTAGAGATCGAATTGCTGAAGCCTTCTCTGGGGCTGAACCGCTAGAGCCCATGCGAGAATTTGCCGGCGACACAGATCGTGGACCATTGCGCCCACAAGACTGGACCCAGGAAGAGGAAGAAGAATTCAAGGATTGGTATGGCTCTTGGGCTGAAGAGACTGGCATAAACGCTGATCCCGATGACCCTCAGCATTTCTATGATTACCGAGGCGCATTCCGCGCTGACGCTTTTCCCGTGCCCGATGAAAAGGGAACGTATCATTGGCCTTCGGAATTTAAACTCAGCGGACACCCTGATCGTTATGTCGGTGGGCACGACACCATCACTGGTGAGCCTTCTCCTGCTCAAGCAGAAGCGCTAAGTACCGGCATATTTGAGGGTCCTGCCAAGCGCGTTATCACACATGAGGATGTCAAGGGTGCCATAGACTATGTAACCGAAATGGCGCGTCGGCAGCAAGAAGGACCACAAATCGCGCAAGCCCCTATCGAAGCGAAACCAAAAGGCTGGGTGGCGCAGCAGGTCCGCGAGATGCGTGAGAAAGCGTCGCAGCTTACACCTGAAGATCGTGCTCAGGCAGTTATGGATCTCATGGAGCTCGAACCAGTAGACCGGCGCCTTCGCTACATTGAACGTCTTGGTGATGACATTATCAGTGGTGCGCTTGGCGTAGGTGAAGGTTTCGTCGGCAGTATGGAATGGCTGCTCAACAGTGAGATCGCCAAGGAAATCGCCGATCTTGGTGGAGAATTGCAAAAGAATCTCGCTCCCGAAGATCCCAACTACATTGACCAGCTTGCCATGGGCGCAGGCAGTATGGCCACGTTCTTTATTCCCGGCTTTGGAGTCATGTCGGCCACTATGCGCTTAGGTCAAGGAAGTAAAGCAGCGGCCACCATGGCCAGGTGGTTAGGCCTTTCTACCAGTACCGTTCTCGAGTCCATGACTGAGGCTGGCCATTCATATCGGCAGATTCTTGAGGCTACAAAGAGTAAAGAGAAAGCTGAGAAGGGTGCGCGTCTTTCCTTCTTACTTAATACTGCTCTCATAGGTTTCACAAATAGGCTTGGCATCTTCGGCGAGACTGGACGTTTTACACGCAAGGCCATAGTCAGCAGTTTGATGGAAGGTAGTCAGGAAGGTGGTCAGGAAATCATCTCCGCCGTCGCCGAAGGCCGTCCTGTCAATTGGAAAGAGGTCGGTACTGCTGCCAGTATAGGCGCTATTCTCGGTCCCATGTTTGGTATGGGCGAACTTGTAACTGAACGTGTGGCCGCCAAGCGTATGGGTGTTGAACGGGAAGTTGCTAAAAAAGAAGCTGGTGCGCCCCCTGCCGGCAAGCCTGAAGAAGCAGTGCCTGAGGAGATGGGTGCAAAGCTTGTACCTCCGGCAGAAGAGCTTGAAGAAGCCCCTCCTGAAGGTGAGCCGGAAGTTGAATACGAAGAATACGAAGGTGCGCCCAGAGCCCCGTTTGCTACTAAGGCTGAAGCTGCTGCTTGGGGTGTTACCGCGGCCCCTGAAGAGATAGAGCAGGTCCGGCTTGATAGAGAAGACCGTCTGGAACGCGCCAAGATATTGCAAGAGGCTGGGCAAACCCAAGCGGCCATGGAAGAGATTCGCCAGTCCTTAATCCTCAAGGAGGCCATTGATGCTGCTGAAGAGCCTGAGCGGCTAGACAAGACATTGCGTGAGCATACTGTCTGGCACGGCAGTCCGCGTGAGTTTGAGACATTCAAGACTCAAGCCATAGGTACAGGAGAAGGCGCACAGGCTTTTGGCTGGGGTTTGTACTTCACAGATGTTCAAGAAATTGCACGACATTATGCGGAACAAGGGCGTTATCCTGGACAGTACAAAGTAGGGAATCTTACGCTTGATCAGGATGACGTTGATGGATCCTATCCTGAACGGGTATCTTTCTGGTTAGAAGAGCTGGCAAAATCCGAGACGAAAGAAGTTCCGCATGATTTGCGCGCTGACTTTGAAGAAGAGATCGCTGTATGGGAAGATACTATAGAGACACGTCTCGCGGCCGGTACACCACTAGATAATGCGAACATACAATACATGCAGGCGCAACTCGAACGCATTAAGAAAGTTTACCAACAAATACAGGAAACCGGTGGAAATGTTGTGCTTGAAGGTGGAGGGCGTGTCTACAAAGTCACGCTGCACAAAGGCAAGAAGCCTGAAGATTACGAGTATCTTGATTGGTATGAACCTGTGTTCCAGGATACCCTGGAAAAGGTTCGCAAGCAGGCAAAGAAGGAAGGCGGCTCCTTTGCCAAAGAAGTGGCGCGCGTGCTTACGCCGGACATGTCTCCTACTGGGCGATTCCTTTATGAATGGCTGACGGATACATACAGGGATTCTCTTGTTAAGGATAAAGGAATGCGCTGGGAAGAGATACCCGCGGTGGCAAACCCGCGTCAAGAGGTATCTATGTTCCTGCTCCGCGCTGGCGTAGATGGTATTCGCTATCCTACTGAGACTCTTACGCGGCGCAAAAAAGGTAAGCCGGGAGAAAAGGCTTACAACTATGTCATCTTCGACGAGAACGCAGCAACTATTGAAGAGACTCTTCTGCGGGAAGGTGCCGAGAGCCTTCTTCCAAAAGAAGGTCCTGAATATTCTATTGGTCGTGATTACAACGAAGCGCTTCAAGGATCAGCGCAGAATACCAACTTATTCATTGATCCTAAGAAAGGACGTACCAAAACAGCGCTTGTTCAGATAGCCACCATAGCCACTAGGCGTGAAGGTGAGACCTATGTGGCCGAAGACTATTTCAACAAGCTTTACGCTAAGCGCGGTGGTTATTGGCGCCCGGTTGATTTCTGGGAAGTTCCTGAATGGTTAGTCGTCGCCGCTAACACCTTTGATGATGCCGCCGCTGTGGTAGTGCGTAACCCCGAAACCGCTGCGGAACAAATGAATGCGCGCGGCTTTGACACCATCCTATTTAGTGCCATGGATGTCAACAAGGAAGTCATCAAGCGCATCGCTCAGAACTTTAAAGGCCGCGTTATCGTTGGCGGCTATGTGGACCCGGCGTACTTCAAGGGCGTGTCGAACATCGAATTCCACGAGTCTCTCGAGTCGGCTGCTAAGGCTCTTGGCTATGAGTACAAGTTCGGGTATGACCAGCGCCATTTCCAGGGCACACGTACTATTCCTAGACTCTGCATGTCTACAGGTTGCGCTCACAAGTGCGCGTTCTGTGTGGTGCCTAAGAAAGTCGAGGCTATGCCGCAGGCCAGTATTGACGAACAGGTTGAGCAGTTCAAGGGCATGAAGTTCAAACTTGTCTATCTGGACGACAAGACCTTCGGCCAGGCACCTAACGCAAATTATCTTGCATCTATTGCAGACCGGATCCGGAAATTTAATCCTGACTTCCAGGGATTCATTATCCAAACGACAGCCCCCGCCTTCCTGAAACTGGATCCGGACTTCCTGAAGCAAGTCGGTGTCCGCTTTGTAGAGCTGGGAATGGAGAGCTACAACGATGACATACTCGCTCGTATTAATAAGCCACATCGAACGAAGCAGTTGGACGCTGCTGTCCAAAAGATACGTGATCTCGGAATGGGATTCGTACCCAATGTCCTTGTTGGGCTTGCGGGCAAGGAGAAGAGTGGCAAGTTCTGGTCCGAAACGCCGCAGACCTACGGGCGCACGCTAGACTTCCTGAAGAAAAACGACGATATTATCTCCCACGTTAATGTATACAACCTCGCGTTGTATGAAGGTACAGAGCTGGCTAGTCAGATCGAGTCGGCTGACGAACGCGACCTAGATGAAAACCTTGTCGTTCGTTCGTACCTGACCAACCCGGAGATACATGAGAAGTTCTACCGAGACGTTTTGGATTTCGCTAAGGCACAGCTCGATAAAGAGATTCCCGCGCGCATACCGGTTGCTGAGACTGCCAATGCAGAAATTCGCGCTATCACGGAAAAGCAGCAGCAGGAAGAACTTCCCAAGCTGAAGCCCAAGAGCGTGACTGATTATGTCAAGGAGCAATTCAAAACTCTAGGTGTCGGCATCAATGAAGAATGGACCGAGCCGGTCTACACGTTCAAGGGCAAAGAGGCCGGGAGTACATTGCGGATTGCCCAGATGGCCCAGATTGCACGCAACCCCTTGTACGAAGTATCCCATGTTATCTACGTGAAAGCTGGTAAAGTCGTATCGCATGAGGCAGTTTCTGCTCGTAAGGCCGGGATCACCGAAGCTTTTATTGATGAGGATTGGCCTTCTTTTGGAATCCGCGCGAAAGAGATAATCAAAAAGACTGGTGCAGATTCAGTATACCTCTTACATAATCATCCAAGCGGCGTTACTAAACCATCTGACGAAGATATTGTAGCTACTTCGCGCGCATTCCGTTTCGTGAAAGAGTTCAAAGGTCATGTCATCATTAATTCTGGCACGTACTCTACTATCGAGAAGAGTCCTACCGAACCTGGAAGCCTGCGTATTCGCACATTCCGATTACCTGAGGCGGAACAGCGCGGATGGGAAGACAAGCTTCTAAAACCCTCGCGCCCGCACCCGTTGCTTGGTGAAAAGATAGCTGGCAAAGAGGCGCGGAAGCAAGTAGTCGCTTTGGGGCTGAGCCTATTCGAGCCGCCTAATACCGTGGCCTTTTTCTATACTACTTCTCAAGGAACTGTGCGCGCCTTACAAGTGACGCCTTACACGACACTGGAAGATTTCTATGCCAATGAAGTCGCCGATGTGCTGCGTGAGCAGGCTGCGACATTCGGCTCCAGTCGTGTGGTTGCGTATATTAGCCCGCAGGTAGCCAACACGCTGAGTATGAAAGGCCGTACTACACTCGAAAAGCTTGTGAAGGATCGCGTCATCTATGATGCTATACAGGCGGATGAGCGTTATATCGCCCGCAGCACAGCTCAGATGGTCGGCATCACTGCCAAGAGTGAGGAAATGGCGCGCGGCTTGGAAATGGGTGAGCGTGTCAGCGCCAAGCGCGTCTTGTTTGAAGAGAAGAAAGAGCAGATAGGCCTCTTCAAAAAGAAGCGTGCGCCCAAAGCCAAACTGGTTCCTACTGAAAAAGCGCCGCTCGAAGGTGAGAGGCTTACTGAACACCTCAAAGCTCTCGAGAAGAGTGGTGTCGGCGTTGGTCGTGGCCCTTTTGCCAAGCCCTTTTTAGTATCTGTTGGAAAGACAACTGGCACTATCTATGGTCCGGCCCGCAAATCTGATACTGCCAGGAAGCGCACGGTCAAACGGCTTTATGGTATGCGGACTGTCACTGAGCACTTTCGGACAGTAGACGGTATTAAGTATCTGGTCATGGATCGGCCCATTCTGCCCAAGACTAAGAAACTCCGCATTCAGAAGCTTACTGAATTGGTAGAACAGTACAAACATGAGGCTCCCTGGTACGAAAACTGGAACCAGTTCATGGGCCATTGGGAAGGCGTGATCCCCAAGAACGAGATCGAGCGCGTTAAAAAGATCCAGGCCATAGTCTCTAAGGCTGCATCGCCTCAAGGTGCGCAGACCATTACTGGCGCTGTTGTCAAGCGGCTAGAGAAAAAGGGCGTCGTTCGTGGCGGTAACGGTCTTGGTATAAGCAAGGATGACGCCAAGAAAATCAACTTTGTGTGGAAGGGTCAAGATAAAGGAAAGTTTAAAGAACTGGCCGATTATCAACAATTCTATGGCGACAAGATCGGTGCCATGGTTTATTCCATGCTGTACCCGCGCGCCCAGGATGAGAATGTAGTTATTGATCGGCATATGCCTCGCCTCTGGGGTTACAACATCATGTGGGGTGGCTTCCGCGTATCTAAGGCACTGCGCCGGCAGATAGTGGATGACGTTTTGGAAGTATCCAAGCAGATGGACATCCCGCCCGCTGGGATCCAGGCAGCTTTGTGGTTCGCTACAGGCGCTGGATATACTGGGACCGCCACGCATTTCGAGGAGGCTATACAAGCGGCTCCTAAAAAGAGTCTAGGTCGAGCCATGTTCACGGCGCTAACCGCGGAGCCGCAGCAAATGGTCCATTTTGGTAAGGGTCTCTATTATATGATTCGCGGTGCGGACCGTCCGGCCAAACTTACGGCTGCTGAAAATAAAGAATTGAATGCTCTGCAACAACGCACAGAAACTATGGATTTATTTGGCAGGCCTCTCGATGATGGTCAGGAACGCCGCTTGGAGGAATTGACGCACAAAAAGGAAGGCGATCAACCCAGGCCCTGGTCCAGGAATTCGGTTCAAGCACACATGGATGCTCATACTGAGCAAAATCCGTATATCCCGCTTGGTCACTGGTATCCTGGGGCCACGCGACGGGAATCTTTTTTCTGGGATGCTGAGCCACATCTTACTACCATCTACCAGGATGAGATCTATGATCTGGTAGACGACAAGCTTGACTACCGAATCGTAGCACTAGAGCGCGCCAAGACAGACCCGGAAGTAAAAGCTGGCAAACGTACAGTGCAGCAGATCTATCCCAACGCACTGGCCAATGTCATTTATGAGACGGGCGACTTCAAGGGGTTCCGCGGCAAAATCGGAGAACACACGGATGTTATATACACGTTCGATGAAGTGCCCGTGGAGGAGCACCCTGTTGAAGCTACTCTTGGCGTGTCGGATATGGTCAATACGGCTATTGAATTGCCGACTGACCTCGACGAGGTGAAGGCTGTTGTTCCTCGGCTGGCGTCTAATTTCCATCAGTATCTCCAGGGCGCCATAAAGGATTACCCTATCACTATCTCCAAGTATTATCCTACGCTGGCCAAAGCAGGAGCTGCCACCGCCAACAATGTGGAGTATGGCCTGATGGCAGATGTCAAGGGTAATCTGTCTGCCATACGCGCAGCTTTGAGCGATACGGTAGGCGTGCGGCGGGGACAGCGCAACGTCATTTTGATGCATTCAGAGTATGCGCCTAATGGGGTACGCGTCCGATTTCAATTCAAGGAAAAGGATCTCGGAAAAATAGGCCGATCATTACGAAAGGCCCAGCTGCCGGATTACGTGCTGCGGCATGACGGCGCCAATTATCATTTTGATTACTTCGTGCCCAGCAACGCCATGGAGGAAGAAGCTCTCAAGGACCGGCTGGATACACTCTACAAAAGCGCCGGCAAGGAAGGCACGCTTGAGCACTCCATAGTGCACGCCGAATTCCTGGGCGATGTAGAGGCCGACTTTGACACAGCCAAGGCTGACTACAAGAAACATATACTCAAATTCCATGGAAAGACAAAAGGAGAGAAAATCTATGCCGAAGGAGAAATTGCGGGAGCCGAGTGGGAAGCCCGATTACCTGACTTCTATAATGAAGTGGCTAGAGAAAGCGGGATCAAAATCGGTCCCGATGAAGGAGAACTCCTGTACAGCACTACTATTAGATATTCCGAAGAGGCACCCGCTGGTGAAACAGTAGATCTCCAGGACCCGTATTCCGAGGACCGGCTCAAAGTCGATGATAAGAAAGTCCTCAAGGACCGCGGGGACCAATTTGACGAGGAATTCCAACAGCCGGACCCTGAGAATGATCCGGACTGGAAGCGCGACAATCTGAATTTGCTGCGCCTGCCAGAACTAGTGCGTTTAGCCGAGAAATTAATGCAAGGCCAACTACCACAGGTTGTGCTCAAATTCCGAAAGGCCACTACCCGTGGTATGTTCATCCCGGGACACCCAGAGATGATGAAGATCCGGGCAGATCTTTTCAAGGATCCGGCGCAGGCAAAGCTGGTCCTGGCCCACGAAATCGGCCACCTTATTGATTGGCTGCCCTCAAAGGAAATGGGCAGAGGCAATATTTTGGGCCGTATCGCCACGCTGAGGCGATATCTCAAGCGGACCCTACCTCACCATCCCGGTGCCCCCGGAGAGCTTACTGAGGAGGACAGGAGGCGGCTCAGGCTCGAAGCTAAGCGTCTATTGGAGGCTGGGAAGGGCCGAACCAAACTGATCGACGAAATGATTACCAAGGAGCTCCCGATTACGCCGGATGACGTTCTGGCGATCTGGAACGCCATTGAGAAGGCTAAACTGCTGAGCCCTAAGCTCTACGCGTATATCGCCACGCTCAATACAGCCGCCAAGAAGCTCCTGGTCAAAGCGGCTCTGAAGGGCCGGGTCCCCAGTGAAGTCCAGCGTTTCGCTAAGAAGATTCAGGAACCCACCGGCCGTAAGATCGAAGTCCCGGAGGAGCTGCCCGAAAAGACCATCGCGGAGAAGTACGCCAGGCTGGTCGAAGAGGAGATACGGCGCCGGCAATTGTGGGTTGCTACGGAAATCCGCGAGGAGCTTATCCGGCTCACGCATCTGTGGAAGCCCTTTGATGCGGCCGCAGATCCCAAGTACACGGCCTATCGTTACAGCTCAAATGAACTTTACGCTGATGCGCTTTCTGTGCTGCTGAATAGTCCTCAAATGCTCCGGCGTATGGCCCCCAAATTCTACGAGGCCTTCTTCTCCTGGTTGGATACCAAGCCCGAATTCCGGGATGAGTACAACGAGATTCAATACCTCATCCGCAGCGGGGAGATTGATCGTGAGCGGACCATGTCCATTTATCGGATGTTTGATGACGGCAATGACAAATACTATGAGCTGATGAAGAAGGACTGGGACCGCAGTAATTTCTGGGATAACCTGAAGCGCGATACCTTTGACGCCTACCACTACTTATTGAAAGACATCAAGCGCGTAGGAGAAGGACAAATCTCGCCCGAGGACAACCCGCGCTACAAAGTCGAAAACATGGTTTATTCCGGCTCTGAGATCGAGGGCATGCTGACCATGGTTATGAATAATGTCCTCAAGCCTCTGAAAGAAGCCAACTTGGAATGGGATCGTGAGTTTGGTCTGTTGGCATTTCTCGAGCGCATCGTGTTTGAACGCTATGCCATGGCCAATCCCGAGGGGTGGGACGCAGAGACTGCTCTCGAGAAAATCAATGCCATGAAAGACGAAGAGCTCACAGAATATCAATGGGGCAAATTGCGAGAGGCACTGGATAACTTCCGGGCCATACACAAACAGTACTTTCTCGACAAGGCAGAGGCTGCCCAGGTGTATGACACGGAGCTTGTCAAACTGTTCCGGGAGCGTGAGCAGTACGTATCTTTTAGTGCGAAGGACTACTTCATGGATCGCTATGGTACGGCTGCCGGCATGCGCGTCTTCCAGCAGATCGGTACGTTCAAGAAGATATTCAACCCGGCTACAGCCACGATCTTGAAGGATATATCGTTTATTCATTCTGTAAACAGGAACATTGCGATCAAGTCTATCGTGAAGTTTTACTTGGAGCATCAGGAAGCATTACCGGATGTCAAAATAGAACCCGCCAAAAAGAAGTGGAATGGCCGCTTCCAAGCTATCCAGGAACCAACGCGCAAGGATCAAGGCCTATTGGTCTACTTGGATAAAGGCAAGGCTTGTGGCTATTACATCAATCGTGAGCTGGCCGACATGTTCACACAGAATCCCTATCACTCCTCAGCAATTGCTAAGGGGCTAAGTGTGCTGGCCAAGCCGTTCAGGATGGTGTTTACAGAGATCAACTATGGGTTCTGGGTATTCAATGCATTCTTCCGAGACTTGCAGCGCGCCTATATGTCGTTGCCTAAAGCTGGCGTCTTATCCTTCACGAAGAACTACCTGAAGGGTATCAAACCGGCATTTCGCAGCGTCTTCGGCATACCGGATGATGTCATCAAGGAGATGCAAGACGGCAACATGTTGATCTCTATCGCAGACGTGCGTGGACTGTTACCCGAAGATAAGCAGATTGAGCGCCTGTTAAAGATGCACCATATGATGCCTGGGAAGGCTTACGATACCAAGATCCTGAGACCATTTGGGCACCTGTTCAATTACGTCAGCAATATCGCTAAGGTCGGGGAATATTACTTCGCCGGCGTGGGAAGGGCCTTGGAGCGTACAACCAAAGTCGCGTCTTACACGTATATGAAGGATAAATTCCCGGATATGCCACAGGACGCCATTGCTCATATCGTACGGACGCGGGGTGGATCTCCAGATTTTTTACGCTCCGGCCGCGCACACTCCATTTACAACAATCTGCTGCTTTTCTCCAATGCCATGAAGGAAGGCTATCGCGGCGATGTTGTGGCGATGAAGGAGGATCCTAAGGCGTGGTGGATGAAGAAGATGGCCTTCATATTCGTGCCTAAGCTGCTTATGGCCGCTATACTCTGGGGTTTCTTGGATGGGGACGATGAAGAATCAAAACTTAGTCGTGTGATGCGAGGCGTGTCTACTTATGATTTTCTCAACTATATCTGTATCCCTCTGGGACTTACTAAATCTGGGAAGTCTGTGTATCTCCGTATTCCTACTGATGAGACTTCACGCTTCCTGGGCGGCGTATTCTCGCTGCTTCTCCGGGGCAAGGACTTCGGCTTCGCGGATGCGGCGCTCAAACTCGGCGACTACATGGCCGGTCAGGCTCCTACGTGGAACCCTGCTATTGATGTGGTTGCTGCTATTGTGGAATACGCTGGGGGGAATAATCCCTATGATAATTTTTACGGCCGCCACGCTGTTGACGAGCAAGTGTTCCTGGCGCGAGATGCCAGGTCGCATAAGCAATTCGGTATGTACCTTCTCAACAAGATGGGCGCGTCGATTGTCTATCGCTTTCGCTATGATGAGGTAGAGAAGGTAGCTGAGGAGCTCGAGACTGTCCTGGGCTTCCCGATCAATAGCAAGGTTGCCGACTGGATGATCAAGCTGCCAGACGAGCCCGGCGCTAGTAATATCATCGGCCGGTTTCTCAAGGTCAGTGATTATGGCAAACGTGAGGAGATCCGGCGCGGCAAGAAAGAGATCCAACGCGAGAACGCCCGCACGCTGCTTGATGCCAAGGAGGGCGTGGCCAAACTCGTCAATGAAGAACCGCTGGAGCAGAAGCATTTCGTGGCTATGGCCCTCAAGCCGGATGCCGTGGATCGCAATATGCTTGTGGCCCTGTCTCGTAGATACGGATGGATGTACTACGAGGAATACATGGCCGCGAGATCCAAACAGGAAAAATGGTACGTGTTGTCGAAGATGATTGCCGACTCGGTAATTCCCGCTACGACCTACGGACCAATAAGAGAGCAACCCCCGGAAAGCGGGGAGATACCATCAACCTATTTCAGGTTTGAAGAGGAGGAGTAAGATGTACTACGGTAATAGACTTTGGGACAAATTTTTCTTCAAGGGTGCTGCTGCTATGAACGGCACGCTGAATGACGGGAGTAAGACTGATCAGGCAGGCGGTGTGGATCTGGTCCTGGCAGAACTCGACATTACCGGTCACGGTTTGCTTGCCGGCAGCCTGATCTACATCCAAGGCACAACGAACTTTGACGGCATGCGCAGGATCCATTCTGTGGACACCAACGTCATCAACATCGACGTGACCGGTGACGGATATCCGAGCGCGGATGAAACAGTCGCCAGTTCAGATCTATGGTTTCCCGGCGTGAAGTATGACACCGATTGGTTGTTCTTGGGATTCAAACTTCACCTGGATGCCGCATCCTCTACGGATGAAGATCTTGAGTGCCTGGTTGATGCCGACAAGGGATCGCAGTTTGACGTCAAAATCTACGATGACAGCATGCTCAACGTGCAGGACATCATCCAGATCTACGAGCCGGCTATTCCCATGGCAGCAGAGGACATCGTGAAATTCACGTGGGCCAATACGAACACGAAAACGTGGGGCTTGGAAGTCTGGGCAGCCAGGATGCAGGCATAGTTCGATTCGCCCTGGTTCGATTTGCTTTGTATTTACTTACTGTAAGTAAGTAAATAATCTATAATCTATACTCGACAATCACAAGTTGACAATCGTGAACAACGCGACGTTGACAATAGATTGACAATTGGAGGACACAGCATGCTTATCATTAATGGAGTAGAGGTCGTGGTGGGACCCTACATAAAAGATCCGCGTGTGCAGTGGGGTGATGTGACGTACACCGACAACCACACTGTCACATTGGATCAGTCCGGCAAGACGTTGATTATGAATTCCTCGTCTAACAAGACGTTCACACTGCCCTCTGTGGCGGCGGCGGATATAGGCACGGAATTCACGTTCATCAACATCAACACGGGCAAGCTCACCATTGACGCGGCTGACAGCGACACGATAGATGACTCCAACGCGGGAGGTACTATCTACAGTGACGATAATACTATCGCCAGTATTGCCATTAGATTGGTATCAGCCACGCATTGGCAGATCATCGGCGCGAATGGCGTTTGGACTACAACTTAGGAGGGAGACATGACTGGAACGTCAAGATTCGGCATTGACGCCGAGACAGAAACTGAAGTCGCCACGACCTACACAAGCGACACTAACCTCTCTGACGCGGACTTCCCCTCAGAGTTTGTGATCCTGGATGGCGATGACAACACCGTGGCGATCACCAATTGGACCCCAACCGTGGGGAAGCTATACATCATCTATGCGTCTAACGTGGATAATGCTGTAACAGTGCAGCTTTCTTCTGGCTGGACGTGGGACGGCACAAACCCACGGGCTACTCTGGACGCAGTTGGAGAGTGTATATTCGCCTTTGCCGCAGCGACCAATTACTTAAAGGTTGTGGGCAATCCGGACAGTATTGCATTTGATACTCCAGCATAGGAGATATCATGAACACTTTTCGCAGCAAGAAGATGTGCTACAGTGAAGCCTCTTTATATCTGCGAAGGTTTTACTACGCGCTGGAACATCATCGTGACAAATTGTTGATGCAGTTTGAGAAAGATCTCGTGGATCCGGACGGCGACATCACATGGGTAAAGTATGGCGTGAAGGGCAACATCTCTGGAATGCACCAAGTGCATTTTGATCCAGAGAATGGAAAGCCCATCGCATTTATAATCAAAATCAATCCATCCAGGCGCCGATATGGCAGCCTGCCGAAAGTGTTCATACATGAGCTACTGCATCACATAGAGCCCGACTGGAACGAAGAGCAGGTCGTTATGCACGAGAACCTGATCTATGAGGCTTTGACTAATCGACAACTCTGGAATCTTATGAGAAAGATCTTCACACTTTATTAGAGGTGATATCATGCCTAGACTACCTCGAACAAAGACATTCTTCTTTATTCGCCGGCGCAAGGACGGAATGTACTACGCCGGCATCCTTAATGATGAGGCACTGTTCTGCACGGCTATCACGCAGGCGTGGCGGTTCTATAATAAGGATGAGGCCGTGAAGCGCTTAAAGGAGCTTCAGAAACGAAAGTGGTATCGCCTTTTTCGCAAGGACAAGTATGCCATACTTGTGGGCAAGAAGTACAAAAGACAATAATGCGGTTCTATGTAGTATATATACTACATAGAATGGCAATCCTCACAGGAGAGATTAATGCCTAGTGTATCAATATTTGGTGGTGCGCCGCGAACCGTATACATCATATTGCGCCAGACCTTCACGGGTGATGGATCGGATAAGACTTTCCAGCTAACCTCCTCGGTTGGAAATTGTACGTTCAATAAAGGTTCATGGTCCGCCGATCAGATAGCCACGGCTTATCCTGCCCACATAACGGGTACGGATAAGCAACCTACATACGACTCAACCAACCTGATCACGCGCAATAGAGTAGCTGTGTCCTCTATTGACGCCTCGGGATTGGTGACGCTTGACTACGCCCCAAGAAATGAAGTCACGTTCTATGTGTGGTACTGGTATGAACTCTCCTCCAATGATGAAGTAACTTACTACCGCGAAGACTTTGTGGCCTCCATGGAAGAACAGGGGGCCAGCATCGCAGGTAGTATCAATGTGGATGTCACCAACTTCAACAATTTCCTCTCTGCTGCGGATACTACCGTACAGGCAGCCCTCGAGACGCTTGACGATATTCTTACCTCCTCGGAATTATCCCAGCTACAGAATATAAATGCAGTGACGATCACCAATACACAGTGGGGATATGTGGGCGCCATGGATCAGGGCGTGGCCACGACCAATTCTCCCTCCTTCTCAGCGCTGTCTCTTGGTACTGGAGAACTGACTGCTGGGAGTGTTAACCGCGCATCAGGTTCTCTTACCCTGGAGATAGGCGGTACAGCCTACCTTACTGTCGCCAACACAGGCATCTCAGTTACCGGCAACATCACAGCCATTTCTGGGCTCACGGCGTCGCGGCTCGTGGCAGCGGATGCCAGCAAGGGGTTGGAGTCGGTTGCCGACTTGACAACGTGGCTTGCAGGCACGGCTAATCAAGTAAGCGTTGGGGACGATGGAGACGGCACAGCTACCATATCCTTGGAACAAGACATAGCTACCGGATCCTCTCCAACATTTACGGGACTCACGTTGTCCGGGCTTACAGCCTCTAGGCTTGTGGCGACAGGTGCAGGAAGTGCATTGGAGTCTGTTGCTGATCTCGCCTCCTGGGTTGCTGGTACCTCTAATCGCATAACCGTGGCCAACGATGGTGATGGCACGATTACACTCTCGGCACCTCAAGATATTCATACGGGAGCAAGTCCTACTTTCGTCGCCCTTACCTTGTCTCAAGCCATTGGTACTGCTCCAATGACGATTACCTCTACAACAGTAGTCACAAATCTCAATGCTGATTTACTGGATGGTCAGCACGGATCGTATTATGCCGTATCCGGTGGTGCAGAGCATGATGGTTTCAGTGACTTCGTTGCCAACGAGCACATAGATCATACTAGTGTAACCCTAACCGCTGGGGATGGCCTAACTGGTGGCGGAGATATCTCTGCAAATAGGACCTTCGCAGTCGGTGCTGGTACTGGAATTACAGTAAGCGCAGATGCTGTATCACTATCACACCTTGGATTAGAATCTCTCACTGACCCTGGAGCGGATAAAATCCTCTTCTGGGATGATTCTGAAACCGTATCGAAGTGGTTGGGTGTGGGGAATAGTATTGCAATAACGACAACTACGCTTGATACGATACAAGATATTAGGACTTCTGCATCTCCTACTTTTACTGGATTGTCTTCCGGCAATGTTTTTGCTTATGAAGAGCAGGAAGATGAAACTGGTGCTTCCTGGGGGCCAGTATATCATGGCCTAAGTCTTGCTGATAACCAAGCATTCTTCCGCGTCGAAGGAGTTGACCTTTCTCCTTATGCCGATGCCGACAATGCCTATTTCATCGAAGTCCACGACTCAGCAGGCAAGATCGCCAAGGGCTACATGGACGTTGCAGGCGGCGGGGAGACGCTGGGGAGCCAATTAGCGCCTACTTCATGCTGTACCGATCCTGATGATGACCAAGACAATACGACAGGATGGGTAGTCATAAATGGCTCAATAGCAAGTGTAGCAGGAGGGGAAACAGGATATTGTTTAGAGTTAACGACTGGCAGTGGTTATCCAGCTTATTTCAGGAAAGCACTTACATTGGAAGTGGGTAAATTATACAAAATCACTTATTTCGTTAAAGCTGGAACAGAGTCAGATTATAAGGTTTATTTTAGAGCGGGTGGTGCTGCTATCCCAACCTCTGCTCCTGACCCGGCAACTGATGAATGGGTATCTCATAGCATTTACATTGTGGTATGGGATGCAGGAGTTGATCTTAGGATCGCATCGTACGCAGAAGCCGAATCTGGTGGAACGATATATTTTGATAACATCTCAGTCAAAGAAGTCACCGACTGCGCCACAGACGGCATACGCATAGTCCAGGCCAAGGGGAGCGCAACGCAGAGTTGGGCGGATATAGAGGACGGATTTAATTACAATGGCTCCTCCTACACCTTCGAGGTCTATAAACCTCTGGAACTCGGCGCAGGAGTAGATTCAGTATCTCTATACCTCTCTCCTTTCGATGCCTATTTCACAGGAGATGTTACCCTTGGCGGGAACCTGATACTCCCAGATGCTGGATACATAGGCACAATAAGCGATCCGAATGCTATTCAAATTGAGGCCGATGGAGATGTGGTTCTCACGCAGGATCTTTCCATCTCAGGTACAGGGCTTCTTTACGTAGGTGCGGACGATACTACTGTGGGCACTCTCACCCTGTACGGTGGGGGGACAGGCGCAGATGGCGGAGTTATCAAGCTCCATTTGGGCGCAGACGATGATGCTACTATTTCGTATTACGGTATACAGATAGTCGAGGATGATCTCCTCATTGGCCCAAACACGGACACGGATGCCCTGAAGCTGGACAGCAACAAAGACCTTTATTTAACTGATGGGGATTTATACGTACAATCTGCCGGTGCTAACGGGGTTGCGTTATTCGGAAATGGTTCAATGTCACTCGGCATAAATGACAGTCAACGAGGACAGTTGTACATTTATGGTGATGAAGGCGGAGAGACGAATGGTGGGATTATCTGGATGTATACTTCTGCCGACCATGATACAACCATTGACAACTATCGCTTTACCATTGTTGAGGATGATCTTACTATAGGTCCCAGTAACAATACCGACCTGTTTAAAATAGATGGAGGGGCTGGCGTAGTCTGTTTTGGTACTTATGCAGCCAAGGTTTCAGAAGCATTTGCTGGCTATATCACCATAAAAGATGAGGCCGGGAATGATCGTAAAGTTATGATTTGTGAATAGGAGGAAGAAATGGCAAAGACATTAAAAGAGTTGATAGCAGCGGGTCACGTCGATGTGTCCTATGAGGACACGAATGATTCCGTAAAGGTAACACGCAAGAGGTATAATCCTAACACTGGTGACGAGGAAACCCCTCAGACCGAAGACATGACGCGGGAGCAGATCGATTACTATATTGCTATGCGGCAGCAACAGATCGCTGACTTAGAGGAGCTCAAAAAAGTCATGCCGGCCGAGGCTCCTGAAAAAACGCTTGACAAAGAAATTTCTTGACGAAGAAATCTCTTGACATTGAACAGTGATCTCGCTATACTAAGAATAAGCAAGAAGAACGGATAAGAAACACTAAACCCTAAAAAGAGGAGGCAGTCTATGGCAAAAATTCGTATGAGAAACATCGAAATCATCAGCACTTTCAATCTGTTATCTCAGCTCAACACAAAAGGCTCGGTCAAGTTTCAGTATGCCTTGGCCAAGAATCGCAACCTGCTGAAGCCCATCGCAGAGGCGCTGAATGAGGCCCAGAAATTCGATCCTCAGGAGGAGAGCATCAAAGAAAAGTACGCCACTTTCCAGAAAGAGCGCGAAGAGATCCAGAAGAAATTCTCCACCACGGATGACGGCAAACCCAATATGCGGACAAATCCTGACGGGTCAGCACAACGGGTTGTGCCTATTGCCAAGCAGGGAGAATTCCAGCAGGCCCTGGAGGACCTCGAGAAAAATTATCCTGAGGTGGTAGATGCATTCAAGAAGCATGCTGAAAGCGTTCAGGAAATGCTCCAGGAGGAGGAAGAGGTTGAGGTGCGGCTCATTGATCTTGACACTATCCCGGATAAGGAGCTGGCCCAAATGGAATTCAACGTCCTGATGCCTTTTATAAAGGATACGGATGACGACGACAAAGACCCCGGATTGAAGAGAGTGAAATAATGGCTATAGCCTGGGCAACATGCTTGTGGTTTGGTATACTGGCGGCGATTCTTGTTATTATCGTGCCGCCCGACGTATGGCCTTACGACTAGGCGCCTACTAACTAAGGAGGCGTGTAACTATGTCATGTGGAGATGAAACCTGTCACCAAATGGTGCAAAACCATGAAACCGAGCTTAATAGCATGGGCGACAAGATCAGTAAAAAAGTTTCTCGTTCTGCTTTGGGCTGGGCTGTTGTTACTGTCGGTCTACCTATTGCTGCGGGCCTTTTGTACATGTATGCGACTGTTTCTGGTATCCATGAGGTATATGCTTCAAAGGAGAAGGTCGCGGTCATTGAAAAGGAAGCAGCAATCAACGCCGAACGGTACAAACATCTCAAAGAATTGATAGAGGAGCTCAAAGATTTAATTGAGGATATCCAAGACGATATCAAGAATGGAGATTAGTCATGTTCAAATTCATGCAATGTATAGAATTGCGCGACGCTATATTGAACTTGTTCTACTTCATTCGCCTGGCCAAGAAACGCGCCCTTGAGGACCAAGAGTATGTACAGTGTGTGTTGCAGCTTCAGCGCATGGAACGAGCAATCAATATCAACCCGGGGATCCTTGAGAGGATAGCCTGTTGGTGGAAATGGAGGTCCTTATGAAACCGTGGCCAGGACCGCCGATGGATCCAATAGACACATAAGGAGGAAAGATGAATAATCCGCGGTACATCATCATTCATCATAGTCTCACTAAAGACAGTGAAACAGTCTCATGGGGTGCTATTCGGCGCTACCACACCAAAGAGCTGGGATGGGCGGACATTGGCTACCATTTCGGCATTGAGCAAATTGGTGAGGAATATGAGATACTTATGGGCCGCATGCCAGATCAACATGGCGCTCACTGTAAACAACACAACATGAACACGCAAAGCATAGGCATCTGCTGTGTCGGCAACTTTGATGACACGCCTCCTGTGTACGAGCAGTGGATGAAGTGCTTAATGCTTTGTAGATATATCATGCAAATCTACAACATCCCGGCATCCAATGTCTTTGGGCACCGGGAGTTTGCAGATTATAAGACTTGTCCTGGAACGAAATGGGATATGAATCGTTTCAGGATGTTGTTAAATAACTAGGAGGAAACCCAATGGTAGGAACAATCAAAAAACTTTTAGTGGCAAGCGCATTGGCCATTGGCTTAGTTCTTGGCGGTGGCATCAATGGCGCATTGGCATTAGACAAAAACCATCCAATACCAGACATCCAACTCCAAGCGCAGTCCTACTACACCTACGTGAAAGTGGTTGCCGTGGGTGTGGCTGAGGGTATTTACCGGAAAGACTTTGACATCGAGAAAAATGAGTGGATCTGGGATTCACGCCCTGTCTGGTTCGAACAGTGTGGCAGCGGCACGGTGGTGAATGATCAGATGATCTTAACCGCTGCACACGTAGTTGTGCCGGGCGATGTGTCAACGCCTGAGTCTGGTGTCAGTGTGTATCAATCTCCGGCCATTAATCTTATCTACAGGCAAATCTTAATATTTGATTACAAGGATGAGCCGACACTTGGTTACGTGCACTGGATAGATACCGCTAGAGACGTAGTGCTCATCCGTTTTGTGCCTAAGCCTAAGCAGCTAGTGCCTATACAGTATGACTGGGTGCCGGATCGCAACTGGCTGTTCGAGGGCGATGCCATTACTATAGTCGTTCATAAGCGCTTGCCAAACGGGGAACTTGATTGTGATCTACAATTGGTAAGAGGCCATATTACGTATAACGGCCCACATCACGACAATAAGTTTGTGATTTCTTATCTGTCTCCATGGGATATCACCACTGATGCAGTCATTATTCCCGGGGATTCCGGCTCACCGGTATTTGGCTATGTGAATGGTGTGCCTGTTCTGATTGGTGTGGCTAGGGCCTATGCTCCAGCAGATCCACATGGCTATACCTTTCATTTCTATTTTGCTTACGTGGATAAAGACATCAAGCGCTATTCACAGCTTCTTTATTAGGGGGTTTCTATGAGTCTCGGTATTCCTTTAGTTGATACCATCATTGAAGCCGGCATGAAAGTGGCCGATAAGATATGGATGGACAAGAGCGAGAAAGAGAAGCTTGAATTCGACAAGGCGCAGTTCGTGGCGCAGGTGAAACTGACCGTTGCCAAAATGGAACAAGACGGCGAACTGGCCAAGATCGAAGCCGCCTTTCGAGAATCTCAAGCCCAACGCGACTATGCCCATCAGCAGTTTGGTACTGCCCTGGATCTCAAGGACTTTATCATAGGCCGGATTATTCTGTTGGGGCGCGCCAGCATCCGGTGGGTTATCACTGGCTTTGCCATGTGGCAGACATACCGCATTGTCAATATAGTCTTGACTGACGATGTGATTGTGGCGCTTTCCAAAGGTACGCTAAGCGGATCTTCCATATGGCTTATCTCCTTGCTGGTCGCTGCTATTGTAGGCGTGCCTTTATTTTACGTGTCTGGTATCAGTATCGAAAAGCTTCTTAAAGTGCGTGGTGTGATATGAGACCCTTGGGCAAATATCCTAAAGATGATGATACCCGGCCTTTCTGGTTCATCATGTGTGTCGTGGCCATTGCCTTTTTAATGGGTATACTTAGTACATATATCTAGCACTTGTGCACATGTGCACACCTGCACACCAGCACTTGAACACACCAGCACATAGACACAGACCTCTCGGAATACGTATATATAGTGTTTAATACGGGTGTGGCAGAACCCAAACGGTGCGGGACCTGGTTGTGGCCCAGGTTTTAGAGGATTCGACTTCCTCCTGCCACCCCAAGACAGTCCACAAACAGGACGGCATGCAGCGCCTTGTGGAGACTCGTTGTGGGAGCGAGATCAGGCGCAGAGACTTCCCTATTAGAAGGGCGGGCTCCTCCCCTTGACGTCCTGAACTATGCCCCCGTGGTTAAGGGGCTGCATTCCGGCGGTTCCTTAGCCACGGCAGTATTTTCTTTCTCTAAAATGGATCACGATTCATTTATGAGGAGGAAGGAGACTTACATGACTTCTTTACTATTGGAGGAGGTACATGCAAAAAGACCCCATGCCCAACCCAACATTACCCGTGAGAAGACAGCTACAGTTCCGAAAAACCCTCGCCCTACGAGATCACCCGTTATTGCACGACATCTTCAGCACCGCGCAGAAGGGCGATTTCCATCCCCGAAACAAGAGCTCCACGCCATTGATAGGCTTGCTGACAGTGGTTATCTCTCTCCTTCAGAGCGGAAATGGGCAAACGCCCGCCGCGAAGAACTTCTGAGAAAAATCTACAATCCAACAACCAAAGAGCGTTTAATCGGCTTTATTTCTCGCGGCTTGGATGCTGAGGAACGAGAACGCTCTGGCAATTTCATAGAAATGAAGCGTATTATCAAGCGTTTACAAAAAACACTTGACATTGAACAGTAGTCGCAGTATACTTAAAGAAGCACAAGAGGAGGAGAATATGTCCGACGATAAAGAACGCCCCCAGCCCAAGGTGGTTGAGAAAAACGAGGTTGATCCCTCATCCTTCCGTGTACAGGCGCGGGATACCAAGGGCCACACGCAGCGCATGTGGTTCAATTGTCAGCCCGCACACGCCGCTGAGCTCGACGCCATTCATCAATCCAAGGCTTATCCATACCGTACTAAGGGCGACATCATCAGACACGCTCTAGTGCGGCATTTTCGCTGGCTGTATGCTATTGGCGGCCCGATCCCCAGTGTGACGGGCGTGGTTGATACTGTGCTTACCATCCTCCGGGACGACGAGTTCTTCGCTGATTACAACCAGGTGATGGATACGCTTATGGCCCGGGTCAATATGCATAGGGGCAATGGGGATATTGACGAGGCCAGGCGGTTGCTGCTTGAGTGTGTCAATCATATCCAAAGGATGCCCAATACCTTCTGGAAAAAGAAATATCTCGACAGAATTCATAGGGACCATGGGGAACTGCTAAAAAGCGCGCCTAGAGGTAATATCACAAGCTTTAAGGAGGACTAACATGAAGCCCACAGCAAGAGCGTTCAAGGACGAACTTATTGCGCGCATTAGCGACCACCCTACAAAAGATAACTGGGATAAAGAAGAGTTGGTCCAGAAAATTGAGCGTTGGTATGGAAACTTTCTTGAGAGATACTTGGAGGATTAAATGAGTTGGCGCGCCTTTATGGTTTATCTTGGTGTTTATGTTACGACGATAGCCGCCTTTTTCCTTCTTTTAGCCGCGATTTTTTAACTACTATATGAGGGTTCGATGGTGGATAATGGAAGCTTGGGAGTTTGTGATCTCGCAATTCAATATGGGTGTAAGTACTGGATGGAAGACCGTTGCCGCGCCTATAGTCCTAATGGTGTCGCTTTTCGCGTTCGCAATCTTTATTGTCCTCTCGGCAATCTTCCTCCTAAAGCCCTGGCTACGCAAGTGGCACACGCACGTATTGGGCAACAGAAGCAAAAGAAGGAGAAACGATACTAATGCTTGATGCGATCATGTCCCAAATTACGCATTATACAGCACTATTCGCAGCCTATTCCAAAGAAAACCCTATTGTTGCTGGCGCTTTCAGTCTGTGGGGTTTAGGTGTGTTGTCGTATTTCTCCCGCAATATACCTCAGCGCATTTGGGGCATTGTCCGTAAACAAAGTACCACAAAACTAACGCTCTTCAGCACCAGTGATGCATTTCACAACTTTCTTCATTGGTACAACGCGAAAGGCTATGACAAACACTTGCGCTCCTTCAAGATAAGTTCAGGTAAATGGGGCGATTCATCTGATGCCACTAAGTCTATTGGTTATGGTACACATTTTTTTATGCACCGTTGGCGACCTGGCTCTATTAGTCTTGTAAAAGATGACTCAGCACGAGCTCAAATAGAGCGTGATTCCATTGAAATTTCTTTATTAGGTCGTAGTGGAAAAGTGTTCGATGAAATTTTTGATGAGATTCGTCGGAGTGAGACCACTACAAACGATTTCTTACTTTACAAATATACAGGAGATTACTGGGCACGCTCAACCACGCAAAAGAAACGTGACATCGATACTATCTTTTTGCAGCGTGGCGTAAAAGAGAAAATTGTAAGATTTATCGATTCTTTTAGAGATCATGAGCAATGGTACCTTGAAAAAGGGCTTCCATATCATATCGGCATGATTTTATATGGCCCTCCGGGATGTGGTAAGACGAGTCTTGTAAAGGCACTAGCATCACACTACAATGTGGATCTGTATGTCTTTCCTGTTTCCCAGTTTGCATATATTGATAGAGCCTTGTTTGATTTGCCGGATCATTCTATGGTGTTGATTGAGGACATAGATGCTGAACGCGCCGTCAGTGCCAGGAACAAGAACTCAAAACGAGCTACTAAAAAAGCGCCTGTTATGGAAGGTTCAGACAAGCCCGAAGCTGAAGAGCAGGAACCAGGAATTTTACTTGATTTTAGCTTGACAAACCTCAGCGATGTACTTAATTCCATCGATGGAATCATATCCAGCCATGGCCGTGTGCTTATAGCGACAACAAATCACATTGAGAAACTAGATGAGGCTCTTACGCGGAATGGCCGCTTTGACTTAAAAATAGAATTAGGTTTTGTGGATGAATTTGTTTTGAAGAATATGATGCAGTCCTTTTATCCTGATTTTAAAATTCCACGTGGATACGTGTTACGGGAAGGCGTGTCCGCTGCTGACGTACAAAGTAAGATTCTTGAAAATCTGGATAATCCGTTACAGGTATTGTATTGCTTAGGCAAGGAGGAAAAGAGATGATGTTTCTGCACTGTGATAAATGTGGCGCTTTTTTGGATGATTTTGAGGGCGGGGAGTCCGGAGCTGTGTACGCTCCGCTTTGTCGTGACTGTCTTCATGAAGAGTACGACAAGGGCTATAAGGCAGGTAAAGACGTTGGATACTCTGAAGGCAGGCAAGAGGGGTATGATCGCGGCTACCAGGATGGCCAGAATGACGCGGGTGAATATTGATGACTGACTTCCCCCCTCCCCAAGCATTTGGTTTACCGGAGAAGTTTTGCAGCTGGCGCGTACATCAAGCCGAGGCCATCAGTCGCGCCATATCCACGGAGAAGCGCATAGTCGTGCCAGTATGTCCCACAGGTAGCGGAAAATCGGTTCAATATGTTACGTCTGCCATAATGCAGGGCGGACGGGCGGTATTTCTCACCTCCACCAAGGGGCTTCAAACCCAGCTCATGCGTGACTTCGGTCCCATCGGCATGGTAGACATCAGAGGCCGCAACTCTTACCCCTGCGCCATGGCCAAAGGGGAAGTGAACTGCGACGCCGGCCCCTGCATCGCTGGTGTAAAATGTCCTCTCAAAAATACGGACGAGTGTGAGTACTATCGAGCAGTCAACCAGGCGCGGCGTGCTAAGCTTGTCGTAACCAATTATTCATACTGGCTCTACTCCAACAAGTACGCAGACGGTTTAGGACCAGTTGATTATCTCGTGTGTGACGAGGGCCATGATGCCCCCAACGCGATCTCAGATTTTCTCACAATCAGTCTCGACAAAACTGATCACCTTCTTCACACACTACTCCCGTCAGCGCCGCAGGAATACACAATGAATCAGTGGGCGAGATGGGCCGACCAGACTATTGAGACACTCCAGGAAGAAACCGATCTTTTGGCCGACAAGGTGCGCTGGGGTGATAACAGAGCTGGTCGGCGCCTCGCCAAAGTCTCGCGCATTTTGCAAGATATCAAGCGCCTGGCTCACATGGATACTGAAAACTGGGTAGTGGAGACTGCCGGTTCCTTTGTGCAGTTTTCTCCCATCTGGACCAATGACTTCGCCCAGGACGCGCTATTTATGGACATCCCACACATAATGGTGACGTCCGCCTCTGTGCGGAAGAAGACATTGGAGATGCTCGGGGTGAGAGATGACGACATGGACCTGTATGAATTTCCCTCCTCCTTTCCAAAAGAGAACCGGCAGTTAATCCACTTACCAACGGCGCGGATCAATTACCGCACAACCCAGGAGCACATGAACCTCTGGCTGAGAAGAATTGACCAAATACTTCGGCCCAGACAGGATCGTAAAGGAATCATACACACCACAAGCTACGCCCGCCGTGATTTGATCATGGCCAATTCCGAATTCGCCTACATGATGTTGACGCATGATTCCAAGAACACAGTGTCTCGAGTGCAGCAGTTCAAAAACTCAGATGTACCACTGATCCTAGTGAGCCCGAGTGTTACGACTGGTTGGGACTTCCCCTATGACACAACACGTTTTCAGATCCTGGGCAAGGTCCCTTACCCGGACACACGCAGCAAGATTATCAAAGCCAGGATGGAAGCTGATAAAGACTATGCTCCGTACATTGCCATGCAGCAGCTCATGCAGACAGTGGGCCGCGGCGTCAGGGCTGAAGACGATTGGGCCGAGACCTTTATCATCGACGACAACATTCAATGGTTCTTAAAAAGGTATCAGTCTTTCGCTACTGAATGGTTTATGGAGGCATATAGCTCTAGGATGGCTGCTCCGCCTCCGCCACCGTTAGACTAAGGAGGAGACGACATGGACATAGGACAAAATGACATGCCAGGACAAGAAGCTCTCGACCCAACGCCAACGGAACCGAAGTGGCAAAGAATAAACAGTGACACAGAACGCTTAAAAGTTGTGGATGGTTGGTTGTATCGAGTTATCATGGCGCAACCTATTTACTGTCACACAGAACATGGATCTTGGGTAGTGGATTGGACTCGGGAATACTCATTATGTTTTGTACCCGATCCGCCCGCAAGGCCGTGGCTTGGACCCATGTAAGGAGGAGACAACATGAGTACAGGAAAAGATGTTACCTATGAGTTTAACAAAGCTGTACGGGAACTGGATGAGTGCACCAAGAATTCCCCTAAAGGCAATTCAGAGAAGACGCCCTGGAAATTGAATGTTCCCACAGTCAAAGAACGTATGGAGGCGTTTGAACAGTTTGCCTTGGAACAACGGAAGATACTGCTTGGCAAGGGTCATGACTACACAGCCGGCAAGGATGACGAGGATGCTTATACCAACTTCCGGGTGATAGCGGACTTGTTGGAGGGCGCCCCGATCACAGCCTACACTATTTGTATGATCTACTTTCTCAAGCACGTGTTTTCCTTGATCACGTTTACCAAGCGTGGTAAACAAGAATCTGGCGAGGGGTTGCGCGGCCGGCATTTAGACGTGGCTGACTATGCGTTTATCCTGGACCAGCTAGTGCCCGATCACATGGAGCACTTTCGAAAGGAGGTGAAGGAAGAGTCGAGAAACGAGTGGGTCCCTGAACCCACATTGGCCAAGCATTTTCCAGGCCCAAAGCCCGGTGATGCTGTGATCACAAACATTACCGAATAGGAGGTAACGCTTATGGTAGAACAGAAAAGAGCAAGTCTCACCGAATTCGCCAAGGGTGGTCTACTGGACGACGTCGATGTCGTGTTCAGCGATGTCCGCGCCGAGATGTATGACTACAATGGCAGCGTGATTCCGCCCAACCCAGCCCTGGGCATCACGCTCGTTTACGGTGAAGGTGAGGACGATGTGACCAGGCAGTATTGGTCCATCGGGAAACACGAAGACTGGATGGCGTCCGAGGATGGTTCCTACATCGTCAAGGTGGGGACCAAGGACATGCTCAGCGAGAGCTGCAACTACTTCTTGCTGTACAAGTCCCTCAAGGAAGCCGGATATCCTGTCGAGCAGTTGGACGGTGACAAGGGCTTCGCGGCCCTGAACGGCCTGAAGTGCCACATGATCCGCGTGGCAGCCCCAACCCGCGCCGGCCTCGACAAGAAAAAGAAGATCAATCCGGCCACCGGTAAAGCCTATGAGGATACCGTCCTTATCGTGCAGTCCATTCTGGGCGCTCAGGGTGAAGGCCCCAAAGCCGAAGCGCCGAAGCAAGACGCTGCCCCTGCGGCGGACGTCGAGGCCCAAGCCATTGAAGTCGTGAATAAGTATCTCGCGGCCAACGGCAAACTGGAGAAGAAAGACCTTCCCACGAAGATCTATGAGATGCTGAAAGAGAATCCCGCCAAAAACGTGATTCTTCAAATGCTGTTCAAGGATGAGTTTGTCAGCCAGCATTTCAACGTGGTCGAAGGCGTCATCTTCGCCAAAGATAAGTAGCTCGAAAAGACCGCTCGATTGAAGGTTGAGCAATCTCTGCCTGGGGGTGTAACAGCCCCCAGGTACTCACATCTTAGGAGGAGGCAACATGCAATTGACGATTCAAGAAGAAATTATCCTTAGAAACAAAGAAACCGTGGAATTAGAATTAGTGAAAGATCCCAAAGGTGTTGTCACCCTTACACTTGTGGATAGCGCGGGCGCCCGCTGGTATTTGCTTCAATTTAGACCTGATGGCGTTGTGCGCAAGGTAACATGCTTACCACGCGATTTTGTACTGCCTGTGGGGGACGACGGCACACTAATTATCGAATAAAGGAGACCTTACCATGTGGTTAGAACGATTCAGTAAAAAGCAGCTCGAGAGTGAGCAGCGCAAACGCGCACTCGTCATTAGTGACACGCATACCGGAGCGACAACAGGGCTCATCTCTCCTGATTGTGGTTATGATTCGCCTTACCACAACACACGGCGCAAGGAACTTTGGAAATGCTTTGATCGGGAAGTGGGCCGATTGGGTAAGATAGATTACCTCATCAATCTCGGAGATGCGGTGCACGGACCATCCAAGACGGCTGCCCGTAATGATGAGATCCTGATCAATGAGATAGATAACCAGGCCCTGGCATTCGAGACTATCCTCCAGCGCATTAGTGCTGAGAAGGGCGTCTTTGTCATGGGCACCGGCTGGCACGTAGGGGACACTGCTAAGCCTGTGGAGCAGCGCCTGGCCGAGAAGTATGGCTATGAATTCCACAAGATCGTGGAAGAATACAACATCGATGGTGTCAGGTTTCATCTCAAGCATAAGATCGGTGGGTCCAACGATCCGCGCACACTTGGTAACGTGCTGGCTAAAGAATACAATGTAGTAGTAGCCAATCATGCGCGACATGGTGTTCCAGCGCATATTCCAGACATTGTTTTGCGGGCACATAGGCATGTATTCCATTATCGTGGAGACGAGACATATCTCTCCATGATTACTCCTTGTCTTCAAACCTGGGGAGGGAACATTGCCACGGAATTGACTTCGGTATTTTATCCGACAACAGGCCTAGTCTTTTTTGATATTCTTGACGGTCATTACACGTGGGAGCATCGCATCTGGAAGCTTGATTCACACCAGGAAGGCAGATAGTAGGAGGGGCGCTGATGGGCGGAGGCATAGTTAGAATTATACACATACAAGAACCGGAGGAGGAAACAAGGCATGGAAACATTGAAAATGAAGTTAGAAGGAATCAGTTCTTTGATCATGCACAACGGAATATTGGCAAATCCGTTGGCAAAACCTGCAAAGGTGATAAGTCCTTTGGCAAAAAAGAGAAACAAGACCGAAGCAGATCTGTATTACCTTGCACGACTCGAATGGGAGGGCGGACTTTACACAGAAAATGGAATAGTGGTACTTCCAATTGAGGTTTTATACAAAGCGACGCTTATGGGCGCGCGGAAGACGCGGACAGGTCCTCTTTTTGAGAGTGGTGCACAGGTTGTCTCGGCAGTACCCTTAAAGTATGACGGTACACGGATCGAATTTACTCCGACAGACATATTTCCCAATCCTGAGCTTGACAAGTTTTTTGAGGAACATGTGTATATTACAATGGTCAATGTACAAAAGAGGAAGATCCTGCGGGCGCGTCCCATCTTTCATAATTGGTCTTGTGAAGTGTCCTATGTTTATAATCCGGATTTTATCAGTAAAGACACGCTGATCTCGGCGGTAGAAAATTGTGGGCATTTTGTTGGATTCTGTGATCACCGACCTCAATACGGACGTTTTAGTGCGCAGTTTTTGGTATGACAATTACGGCGTGGCTTGTCTAGGCTCGGTTTGGTGAGGCAGGTTATGGTTTGGCAGGGATTTATCCGATCAGGCGTGGCTGGTTTTGGTAGGGTGAAGCCTGGCGGGGCAAGGCAGGGATTTATAGACATGGGATGGCAAGGTTTGTTGGGGCGTGTTAAGGCAAGGCAAGGAATTGATAAGGTGAGGTTAGGCGGGTTGAGGTATGGTGGGTCGTGGTATGGTAAGGAACTTTGATTTGGTATGCCAAGGCGTGGCGAGGCTTGGCGAGGTGTGGCAGGGAGAATTAAAATGATTTTATGGATCTTAGGTATAGCATTCGCATTTGTAGTGGGCGCGGCATGGGGTTACTGTCACGGTAAAGACTCCGGCCTTAATGCCTGGAAACAACACGAAGCAAAAGAGTTGGAGCGCATGGCAACAGAACTGGCCCGGTTATTCCGGGAGAAAGTGAAGAAGTGGCCCTCATGATAGTCACAGATCTCCAACAACCATTCATCCCTGTCGGCTCAGGACTCCCGCGCAGCCAGGCTAAGGAGACCGGCAAGCTTCACGTATCTGACATCATACGCTACATCATGTATCTACTCGACATCGCGCCTTATGCCGACTGGGAACTTAACATCGCCGCAGAGATAGGCTTCTGCTGGGAAGAGGTTCTTGAAGACGCCTACGCCAAGCGCTATATCCCCGAAGCTGTACGCCTGGATGAGCTAGAACTTGACAACATCATAGGCTCCCCTGACGGCTTTGGTGAGCACCCACTCGATCCTAATCGCGGCTGTGATCATGAGTACAAAGTCACGTGGAAATCAATCCGGCACCCGCTTGAAGATAACTTCTATTACATGACACAGTTCAAAGCATATTGCAAGATGATTGGAACTGATGCTACACTGCTCAGGATACTTTATCTCTTTGGGGACTGGAAAGAGCGCAAAGGTCCACAAGCCCCCGGGCCGTACCTGTTTACATACACGCAGCAAGAGATCGATGAGAACTGGGAAATGATTTTAAATCACGCCAAGAAAATGCGGGCTGAGGATATTTGGTGTTATGATGACGTGCTAAAAAGAGGAGGAAAATAGATGACAATTTCACAAGCTAATGCCGCCGTACTTCAAGGCTTGGGATTCGAGACTGCTGACACAACTATACACAAGCGTATAATCTTGAGCGTTGAGGGGCTGGAGAAACAGGGAAAGACACATTTTGCATTGGGCGCGCCGGGACCCGTACTCCTTTTCAACATGGATGTTGGACTTGAAGGCGTAATCAGCAAGTTCCCGGACAAGGAAATAAAGGTTTACAACCTGCCAATGCCGCAGCTCAATACACAGACGACACAGACTGAAGCGGAGCAACAATGGAACAAGTTCGTGGACGTGTGGGAGCGCATCCTGGGTATCAAAGACGTGCGAACAATTGTTGTGGATACAGCCACGGAGCTCTGGGATCTCGCCCGGGTGGCTTATTTCGGTAAGATCTCCCAGGTCAAGCCTCATCACTATGTTCACATCAATTCAGAATTCCGCCGCGTGATCCGCATGCCGCTTGACAAGTCTGATAAGAATGTCATCTTTCTTCATCAGATGAAAAAGAAGTATGTCAACAAAGGAGACAAGGCTGATTCGGTATGGGATGGGACCTATGAGAGATCCGGCTTTAACAACACGGGATACCTCGTCCAGGGCATGTGTCGTGTGCGAAGGATTTATAAGCGCGACATGGAGGCCAAAGGATATGATGTCACGCCGCCTTTTTCCGTAGAGATCCTTGAGAGCCGGCATAACCCTATGGTCGTAGGTGAAGTGTTCGAGGGTCCTATGGCTACGTTTCCCTTTGTGGCATGTCAAATCATTGAGGGCACGTCACCGGATGATTGGAGCTGATTATGTTTAAGATGCGAATTCAGTTTAAAGAAGGACACGCTGAAACCTTTCTTGATGTAGAATTTTATGAAGTCTCCGGAAGTCTATTCTGGATACATGGATCTTCCGAAGCATTATCGCCAAAATCTTTTGGTTGGCCCGTTGATGACATTCAATCGATACGGGCTGAATATATTCGCCCAAAAAATGAAATCGAAGAGAGTATAGAATGATCTACATCGATGACAGAAAAGGCTCCATAGAACTGGCCAAGCACCTGCAAATGCCCTGCGAGGTCACGCGCCTCGACTATGGTGATGCCTGCTTCATGGGGTTCGGTCCCGAGGGGCAGATATATCGAATCGCTATAGAGCGCAAGACTATTAGCGATTTCGTGGATTCCATGGATTCGGGGCGCCTGGCCGGCAAACAACTCATAGGCCTGCTTAAAGAGTATCATGAGATTTGGCTGCTTCTCGAGGGCATATGGAAACCCGACGATGATTATGTAATTATGGAGATGAAGGGTGGCTGGCGTAGGATGGAGTGGGGGCGAAGGAAGTACCTCTACCATGAGATTTCTAACTTCGCCGCATCACTACAGTCGATTGCCGGCCTCAAGATGTGGCAGACCAAGACCGTCAAAGAAAGTGGCCATTGGATACGGCATCTTTATAGCTGGTGGCAGAAGCCATGGGATCAGCATCAGGCCCTGCTTGCATTTCACAAGATTGCCCCACCGCCTGTGAAAGATCGCGTGCGCCTGCAATATCCCGGTATCGTCGAGCGTGTGGCAAAAGAGCTTGAGACTGTGGGGTGGAAGCGCGCTGGGGAATTGGCCAAACGGTTTCAGTCTGTGCAGCAACTCGCTATTGCTAGTGTTGAAGATCTGAAACAAGTGGATGGTATCGGCCCGAAGATGGCTGAATCTATCTACAGAGAATTGAGAGGAGAAAAAGTATGAATGTTATCCGGCGCATGCTTACAGTCATGAGTATTTCGGCTATTTCATTGTTCACCTGGCTGTTATTTTGTTATCTGACTGCTTACGTAATCTCGTCAGCGTGGAATCTCGCTATGATGCAGCTTATGAGTGAAATTATAGGCCTCTAATGCAATTAGCTGAGACGTGCGAAAAGTGCCCTCTCTCAAAAACCCGAAACAAAATAGTTTGGGGGGAGGGAGCACCGGACGCTCCAATTATGATGATAGCAGAGGCCCCGGGAGAGTGGGAAGACAAAATGGGGCGCCCCTTCTGGTATCAGGCCCGGGCCGGAGCCGAGCTTGAGAAGCTCCTTATGATGAATCGCTTGTCCCGGGATCTCTGCTATGTCACTAATTCTGTCAAATGCCGACCCCCCAGGAACCGTGACCCCAAACCCGAAGAGTCCATTGCCTGCCAGCCATGGCTCCTCCAAGAACTCCAGGCCTGCTCCCCGGTGATCATCGTAACCATAGGGCGGTTTGCCACTCAATTCTTTTTAGGCGATAATATCACCATGGAGCAGGTCCACGGTATTCCCTTTGAAGTCCAGGTCCCTCAGGCCCGTGAGAAGCCCTTTCTCGTGGTCCCCGTGTTCCATCCCGGTGCAGCCCTCCGCTCTCCTGAGATGATGCTCCGCTGCCAGCTCGATTTTCGGGCGGTGGCGGAGATCCTCCGGGGGAATATCAGCCGGACCCGGATAAAAGATCCCTACGAGGGCAAGGAGCTCTACAATGTCCTGGAATCCGCCCCTGAAGTGGCTGAGCGGCTCGAGGCTGCGACTTTGGTGGCGATAGATACTGAGACCCTCGAAGACGGGTCCGCGTGGTCTGTGCAGTTCTCTGTGGCTCCTGGGACCGGATACACCATCAGGGTGGAGAGTACAGAGGCCATAAACTATTTGCGATGGTTTCTCAGCGCAGAGAATCCCAATCCTCCATTGACCATTATCCACAATGAGCTTTTTGACCGCCCGGTGGCCGAAGAGCTAGATTTTGAGTTTGCCAGAACAGCCGATACGATGATCATGGCCTATCTACTTCAGGCAGAACCCCAAGGATTAAAGCCACTTGCGTTCCGGCACTGCGGAATGGAAATGATGTCCTATGAGGACATGATCGCTGAGGCCGGGACACAAAAATCGATTGATTATTTGGAAGAGATCCTCAAGCATGAATGGCCGGACCCGGATCAGGTCCTGGAATTCAAGAAGGACGGTACTCCGCACATCAAGCAGCCCCAGAACGTTGCAAAAAAGGTGAAACGAATTCTGGCTGATTTCAAAAAAGGTAAGGCATTACCCTGGATTAGGTGGCATAATATCGATGCAGAAGAGGGCCGGGGCATGGTGGAGGAGAAACTGGGCAAGATGCCGCAGGGGACCATCCAGGATGTGTGGGAACAGGATCCTGACCGCGCCGTTTGGTATGCTTCCCGGGACCCGGATGCTACGATCCGCGTCTATCCCTACCTGTGGGAGAGGATACAAGCGCTGGGCCTAGAGGAGACCTTCTGGATTGACATGGGCTGTATTCAAATGGCCAGCGATATGCAGAAGGCCGGCATTCTTCCGGATCTCGAGAAGTTCAAAGAGCTCTCGGCGCGTTTCGGAAAAAAGATGCTGAACCTACAGGCTGAGATCTCCAAGATAGCTTGTAAACCCCTCAATCCGGGCTCCTGGCAGCAAGTACAGTGGCTGCTATATACTTGCCTGGGCTTGAAGTCCCCGAAGCAGAAAAAGAGCACTGACGATAAGACCCTGGCCCGGCTGAAGGATAAGCACCGGGTTGTGCCCATGATCAGGGAATATCGGTCCTATTCCAAACTCAAGGGGACCTATGCCGACGAGCTCCCAAAGAAGGCGGCAGAGTCGGCAGATGGAAGAATACACACTACAATCCGATTGACCAGGACAGGGACCGGGAGGCTGTGTGTAGATCCTAATACCTTGGTGGAGGCCCCCCGCGACATGGAAAAATACCCCAGTGGGATTCCGCTTTATAAATTACAACCTGGAGATTGGGTGTATTCTTTTGATCATACGCGAGAACTTTGTTTAAAGCGCGTTAAATGGGTAGGGGCTACTAAGATGTCGCCTACTTTGCGAATCCTCTACGCTGCACAAGGAGAGCCTCAACAAGAACTACTTATTTCTCCGGACCACTTAGTTGGTATATGGAATAAAAATCATCGCATGTGGAAGCATGCCGCAGACCTTCGTGTAGGTGAGCGCCTGTTGTGTATGCCAAAAAGACACGACCATGGGCAAGGATATTACGCATTTTTCCCACATAGTCGTAATCGCGGCAATGGCCAAATCGAAACTAAAACAGGAAAAAAAGGGCAATCACTTAAAGAAAGTACGATTGTTACTTATAAAAGACGCGTGCGTCGGATGGAACGTGGTATTTATGGCAGAAACCACACAATTATTGCAATCAAACAAGGTCCCGAGATGCAGTTGTGGGATTTAGAGATTGAAGACACACACTGCTTTATAGGTAATGAGGTTGCACTCCACAACAGCTCAGCCAATCCCAATCTTATGAACCAGCCTACCAGGACCGAGGACGGCAAGGAAATCAAGAAATCCTTTATTGCGGCGCCTGGTTGTCGCTTTTGTTCTGCTGACTATTCCGGTATCGAGATGCGCGTGGCTGCCCACGTATCCCAGGATCCTTTCATGTTGCAAGTATTCCGTGAGGGCCGGGATCTCCATTCAGAGACAGCCAGTGCAGTATTCGGCATCCCCGTGGATCAAGTAGACAAAATGAAGCACAGATACCCATGCAAGCGCGTGGGGTTTGGTATTCTCTATGGCATCACGGCATCCGGGCTGCGGGAACAACTACTCATTGCCGGCTTGGATGAGAAGGAATGGACCATCCAGAGAACACAGGAGTTGATAGATGAGTGGTTTGGAGTCTACAAAGGGGTGGAAGCCTTCATGTATGACACAGAGCTCGAAGCTCGGCGGCGCGGATATGTGCGAGATATGTGGGGCCGTATCCGTTACGTCCCAGGCGTACGGGCAGCAGATGAAAAAATACAGGCCGAGGCGGTAAGGCAAGCCGGCAATCAACCAATCCAATGTTTGCCAGGCCACACAAAAATACGCACAAAATTTGGGTATCAGCGAATAGATTCCTTTGATCATGGAGATGTATGGACAGGTTCTGAATGGGCGTACGCGCAGCAAATAAAAAAAGGCTATGGACAAATTGTTAAGATCCACATTTCTGATGGTGCCGTCTTTGAATGCGACACTTGTCATCGTGTTCTTGTCTCTAACAGGGCATGGCCCGAATGGAAATGGGTTACAGATTTAAAAAAAGGAGACATATTAGCTCAAGGCGCTGCCACCGATAAAGATGGGCTTGTAATTGAAGATGCCGCTTTCTGGTATTGGGTAGGACGTTACTATGGAGATGGGTATTTTGTTCACAGAAAACGCGGCGACCTAAACGAAAATACTGGACGACACGTGACGGACACACGCTACTATGTTGAATGGGCGTTTGGCGGCGTAAAAATGGATGAGGCTCAACAATGTTTTTCTTTCCTAGAATCGCGCGGCTATGCACCAAAAATTGAGCACCAATATAAAAAGAAGTCACATGTCATACGCGTGAGAAGCTACAAATTTGATAAGCGCATGCTTGAATTAGGCATTGCCCCAAACAAAATAGCGTACACGAAACGCATCGCTGACGTAGTGTTCTTACTGATAAAAGACTTCAAGAAATCGTTTATTCAGGGTTATTATGATGCTGATGGAAAACGTCCGGCTAAATATACGAAAGGCTATGCGCCAAAACAAATAACTTCGGTAAATCACGGTTTGTTACAGGATACATTACTCTTATTGCGATCAGTAGGAAAAGATGGATACATTAAAGGACCATATAGGCAAAATGTCGATGGGCACAAACCTTTCTATAGATTATGTCTTACAGATAAGCTTCTTGCGCGTATAGTTGATAAAATAGAAATTACCGAACGAGAAGAGCCAGTCTTCACTCTCTGTGTAGCGCATAAGCATCACGCCTTCGATTCAGAAGGGGTTATCAGCCATAATAGTGGAGCCCAAGGAATCATAAAAAAGGCGATGGGTGAGCTCACGCCTATCTATAAACAATTTCAGAGAGAAGGTTATTACATCAAGCCCATTATTCAGATTCATGACGACCTGCTTTTTGAAGTGGAAGAAAAACTCGTCCCTATCTGGGTGCCGCTACAGAAATCAATAATGGAAAGCGTTGTGCAGTTGTCGGTGCCCGTGACCGTGGATGCAGAGACGGGTTACAGGTGGGGCGAAATGAAGAAGTATGAGGAGTGGACCGTATGAAGTGGATTGATCTCTTTCCTACCATCGTCATGATACAAAT